TTATAACAACGTTGCTAAAGAAGCCGCCAAATCGTTCACGCCTTTCTGTATTGCCGCGGCCGTACAAATTTTAGTGAGTGCCGTTTTCGCTTTCTGTTCGCCTGCCACCGCTTCTATAGGGGCTATCGCTGTCATTGTAAGCGAATATTCCCATATCATATTACGTTGTAAACTTTGATTCAACACAAGTCCGGTAGGGGGTACAACAACCAAATAACTCTCACCCAAAGCCATATTATAGAAGTAAAGACGAAATGGCAAACCGTCCTTATCCACACCATTACTTTTTGATATGATAGCTTGTAATATTTTCGTACATCCATATCCGTTCTTGACAGACGGGTCGAACGAAGCCGACTTCAAGGAGTTCGTATTTTTACCCGAAATATCACTCAAACTCCATTTCCCGGCTGATAAACTATAGGCCGCTCCTGCCAGACTTGACGCACCACCACCAAGCGACAATAGCAATTTAAATGTTCGTCCAAAATCGCCTCTTATTGTAATGTCCTGTGGTACAAAAGTAGGAGAAGATAATACCGTTACGCCTCCTGCCGTGTTCCTTATATTTTCCCTCTTCGCTTCCGTCTTGCTTATCGCATTCGGGGTAATAGGGAATGTGAAAAAATCTATCGTATTGTTCTTTGAATCTGCCAGTTCAAGCGTACAGAGGTACACCTCAAAATCGTTCGGAAATTGAGATGCTAATATAGCTCTTCCAGCCGTCTCTATCAAAGACCCTGCTTTTTGTATTGCTGCCTGCGCGACGTTTGCCATAATCTTTTCTTATCGTTTTCAAAAATACGAAATAATTATCAATCCGAAAAAGTTACCGTGCTTTTTATTCCATCAAACTGCAACGGGTTGACTGCCGCTACCGCACCGACCCCGGCACCGAATCCGGCTTTACCTCCATCCATCGCCCCCGAACCTGCAAGCGCTGTTTGCCATGCGTTCTTTAGCGTCATTATCTGATTCTCTACATTATTCAATAACTGTATTAATGTATTCGCCAGTGTTAAAGGCTCCTTCGCATTGTTTATATTGACCTTCTGTCCGGTCATAAGCTTTATTAGGTTCTGCGTCAACTGTATCATTTCCGTATCGTTGTCATAGCCCAATACCACACCATTATCATCTATAGTCATATGACTTTTCCCATCGTGAAAATTAACATCCACAGTGTTAGGGTCAGCCTTTATTACGGTTGTCTTGTCCTGGGTCTTCCACGTAAAATTAACCCCCTCCATATTCATAGTAAAACGCCTTATTTCCTTATCCTTTTCTTTCACGTCCTCGACCACATTAACGACTTCCGCAATGACTTCGTTATATCCGGTTACCTTCACCTTCTTGGAAGCCACTATCTCGGCTTCCCCCGAACTTTGTAATCTTATCTTATGTTTTTCGTTACCTCCTAATGTAACGTTGAAATTTACGGGCTTCTCTATAGAGGTAAGGTTCATGTTCCATTCCTGGTTACGTGGGTCTATCGTCATAGACATAGTTACCCCTTCCACCTGCTTTTTCATCCGTATAACGTCCTCGCTCCATGCCGGAACCTCATCATTACCTATAAAGGTGCCTATGACTGTAGGCTGATTAAGAAAATCGCTGCTCGCTATCATTACCTGGCACCCCTTCTCACCCGGTTTTTCGGGAAACCATATGTTATTGATAGCCTCGTTGGTAATGCGTGCGTCATTGCGGAATATACCGCCTTCCATCATCACGGCAACTACATTCGTTCTGAATACCGTATCTATATACGCTTCCCTGCCTACATCCGTGGGTATCATTATATACCCCTTCATTATAGGCGGCAAATTGTTACTGCTTATTCTTGGTGCTCCTCCTGCCATTACTCAAGTCCTCCAAAAAATTTCCTGTTCAAAAAATAGTCAAATTGCTGCTTGTCAACAGTCGGGTTGTCGTAGGAGGTTATCTGTCCGCTTTCCGCTTCCTTCGCCTTCTGTCTCAAACCGCTTAAATCCACCAACTTAAAGTAATCGGGTGTAAATCCGGACGCTGATTTTTCAGAAACCGAATTGTCATTTCTTTTTACCGCTTCCATCAGATTTCCTTTAAGTATAGGTACATAAAATCCTCTTTCCACCTGTAAAACAGTACGCCTATCTACCCCGTCACGGTTAAATGATATGGTGTTGGTTACATTCGTCACATAGAAAAACTCGTTCGTACTTTGGTTCAACACGAATGTTCCCACTTTTATACGCCTGTCCCCGTTTATCTCTATCGTTCCGCACCGGGTAAAAGGTACATACATGTTGCTTTCTACAAGGTATATCAAGTCATTCAACATTGTTGCTTGGTAAGTAGAAAATATCTTCTGGTTTTCCGCTCCATTCTGTATCATGCGAATACAGTACATATCCACGAAATCCATTTTCCTGTTGCCCCATCGTTCCACATATTCTTCCAGGTACACAATAGGAACGAAAGCCAATCCCGGCTTGTCACGTCCACCTACCTGTGCATTCTGTGCGTGTAACTGGAACCAAGTATAAACGCGTGGGTCGTAGCTCAGATTATACGATATTACATTATCCGGTGTTATCGTAATATAGTTTTCAGACTTGAAGGCATCTTTTATCGCCTTCTCCGTAAACGGTGGCTGTCTTACAATGACATCAATCGTGTTTATATAGGTGTCAAAGAAAAATTCTGTCAAAGGATATTGACAAATACGCTCCATGTACTGCATCAGTGTTCCGTTCGGGTTCCCCAGCCCCGTATCTGTCACAATCCTTTCCATTATATCCCCGGACACCTGTAGCTTGACAATCTGCCATACCCCCCTTACCTTCAAATCCTGCTGCCCCGGAATGCTGTATGCCGTTATCCGCTTGTCGCCCCATGAAGAAAACACTTCATCGCTGCAAACTCCGATAGAAGACATTATGTTTATAATAAACCAAATGCATTCATTTATTGTTTTGTATCCCAAATTCCATACAAACTGATACTCACCACCGAACACATTACGTCCGTTCCATACGCCACCCGTTTTCCTTAACAGCCAGTTCTGTATAGTATCATTGACATTTTCCAGCGGTATGAAGTAGCTTCCGTCCTCCACAAACATTTTTGCAATGTCGCGACCGCTTATGACAGTGCTCTTTGAATTGTCTTCCGAAGAATAGGTCTCCATTACGCTGTCTACAAAACCTATCATATCCCAAACATTATAGTTCGGCCCGTTATTGGCAAGCTTGTTCAACGGTACAAACAAATCGTTGGCATTTTCACTGTCCGAACTTCCTTCCAGTCTCAGCCGCTCAAACCGGATAAACACTATGTCGTTTATCTGTACCACTTTTTCAAGATAGGATTTATAATCATATCCTTTAGGGGTTACAACTGGGAATATATCATAATATCCTGCACCGTACACGTTCGACATATTGGCATCCTTGAAGGGTGTTATGTTAATCGAAAACATGCCGTTCTTGAATCCTTTGTCGGTAGAACATGTATTGACGAACTGGCTTACATCCACAACCTTGTTTATAGCCTTACAGTATATCCACACCTTAATGTTTATAGGTTGTACTTTTGTCCTTACCGACATTTCCTCGTCCAGTGCAACCACATTGTCAGCTACATATCCTTCCTTATCCTGTAGAAGCTTTGTCAAATTTTCAGACCAATAAGCCGAAAAATCGCGTTGCTTCATGAACATATCGCTCTTTGACGCTTTTTGTATGAGCAAAGGAGAATCCTTTATAGGGAAGGAAAGCGGAGTATTCGGCTTGATATACGGCAAATTCTTGTTTGAATACTCGTTCTTGTACTTCTCTTTCTCCCAATCGTCGTATGTGGCCCAAATGGCGTCCAGGTTTGAAATTTTGGAAATCTCGTTTACCACATCCATAAATTCCGGAACCGATAATTTCTTTGCTTCCGGTGTATCTGGTCCCAATCCCTTTTGCCAATCGTCTATAAACGTTTGGGGTTCTACATTGTACTTATAGCTCTGTATGTTAAATATATTTACTTTCATCGTTCTTGCTGTATCACTTTATTTGCTTCCGACACACCGTTAACTCTTTCTCTTGCCCACTCGTCTAAAGCGCGTTTAAACCATTGAGAAATAGCTCGTCCGGCATCCACTCCTCCGCTTACTGTACTCATATTGACTAAACCGCTTCCTCCTGTGGCAGATTGCTGAATTATCTTCTCTTTCGGAACCTCCAACTCCATATCAGCAACCTTTTTACCTCTGTCGTTTATTTCTCTCACCAAATCTCTAATCTCCCCTAAAATATTGGCTCCTTCCGACATCTGGCGGTTCATATTACTTGCCAAAATAGTTTCCCCTGTGCCTACAGTCCTTCGTGCTGCGTCCCTATCATAAGCTTCTGTAGGAGTTTCCCTAATCCTTTGGCTTGCTTGTTTATACAAGTCAAACAGATTGCTCACAAGCTTAGATGGGTCACTATCCTTTTGTATCGTGGAATTGATGTCTTTCCAAGACAAATTAGGGAATATTTCGGACATTGCCAAACGTAACTGTTCAGAACCTCCCCCGCTACGTTCTACAACCCTATTCAAGAAGTTTTCCATAACTTCGGGGTCTGCCGCTCCTGCACGTATCTTTTCCAGTTCTTCCTGGATTTCCGAATAGGATGTTTTGTCCGGCATAACTTCCTGGATAGACCGTACAAGCATTGCATTCGTCACCTCATCTTTTGATATTCCTTGTCCGGTGAATGCTTGCTGTACCCTTTCAAGTTGTCTTCCCTGCAATCCAGTTGCCTGGCGTATTCCGCTAAACATCGCTGCAAGCTCCTTTGCGTCAAACTCACCTCGCTTTGAAAGAATTTGGTCGGACTGTGTAACGAAAGTATCTAAACTTTCTTCCATTGTAGAGGCTATTTGTTCAAACGGAATGCCTAAATTTTTCATTGCCTGCTCGAACTCTCTGATAATTGCAGAAGCCCCGGTACCCGAATCCTGGTCTCCGAACCTCATTGCACCCTGCAAACGGTTGACCGCATTAGGTGACAATCCGAACAATCTTTCCGCAGCCATTACTGACTGCGTTTCTTTTACTGCATACGGGTCGTATTCATTGCCACCGACAAAACGCCCCCCTCCTGCACGTATCAATTCGGCACGTCTTCCAAGGTATGAAGCATAATCCATACCAAGCGATTCAGCCGCATAACTTCCTTCCCTTCCGGCTTGTCTGAAAGCTTCCCCGGCTGATACACCCATAACCTGTGCATACGGGATAACGCGTCTTTCACCTTCCGCATATTTCCCGAAAGTTGCCATCATCTTTTCGGCTGCAAGCTGTGCTGGCAATTCTATGCTTTTCGCTATCGTATCACCAATTAGAGGAATCCATCTAAAAGCATCTGCCTGGTTAGCGGCTTGTAACCGTGTATAATTTGCGGCCGTTTCCACTGTTCCCTGGTATTGAGAACGTGCTTCAAATTCCTGCTGCCGGAAATATCTTTCTGACAATACGTTTTTAGCGGTATTGAATGCCGCTAAACCTCCAAGACCGCCCAATATTCCTTTTAATCCTCCTCCGAATATATTTAGTCCTCCTATTCCACCCGTGCTTCCGGTAGGTGGTACAATACCTCCAGGTGTCCCTGTTCCACCTCCGAAACCCGAACCGGAAGTGGCTTTCTGCATTTCTTCCAATATGTTTTCTGCACTGTCTTCTATAACAGATACAGAATTTGCAATAGTTTCCAGGTAACGGGTAATACTGGTTTTTTGATTTTCCTCACCCGACCCTTTTTCAAGTCCTCTCAAAGCGGAAATGACGTCACGTCCTATGTTATCCGTTACCGCTCCCAGTCTTGTAATGGCACGTATTATCCCCTCGTCAGAAAACTTGATTTCCGTCTGTCCATTATCCGTGATTTCCGGTCTTCTCTGTATTCTGTCATCTTCCCTTAACAGAGGTCTGTTTGACTGTTCGGAAACGGCATTTAAATTACCCTTTTCCTTTATAGCGGTTGTGTTCTCCGTTATTGTCTTGGTATTCTTTTCAATATTCACGACATTTTCGGTTATATTCTCCGTATGCCGTGAATTGTCCGTTCTGTTTTCGCTGTTATCCTGGAAATTCTTGGAATTATCAACGTTCGTAACGGATTCGTCTATATTTTCGACGTGTCTGTTTATTTCCCTTAATATTTCCTTCTGTGTTTCCTTTGTTGTCGGTTCTTCCTCCGTACCTCTTTCTATAGGGGGGACTCTTTCCCTTTGCGGTTTCCGTGTCAAGTCCCATGTCATAGAACCCGTTTCCTCGTCTATGATGGGTTCAACGTCCGGTATAGGTTCCTGGACTTTCCTTCTCCTTCTTCTTGGTGCTGGTTTTTCTTCCGGTTCTTCTACATCCGTTTCCGGTCTTGGTTCCGGCTGTACGGGTTCCTCTTTTCTTCTTGGTGACACGTCCCATGTAATAGACCCGGTTTCGGGGTCTATGGTGGGTTGTTCCGGTCTTGGAAGTTCTTCTGTAGGTGGCTGTCTCCTTATCGGTCTTTCCGGCATAGGAGACGGTTTTTGTATTGTGGTTGCATCAATGGCGGCAGACTGTCTTTTAAGGTCAAGCAACAGTCTTTCAAGCTCGTTACGGTCTTCCATCAATGCAAGTTGTTCCCGTAGCTGTGAAATGCTTTTATCGGCTTCTTGTGCGCTCTGCATGGAAGCCTGGTTTATCTCGCGGTACAAAGAAACCGCTTCTTCTCTCAACTGTCTTAGCGGTGTGGTATCAGCCGCAATCCTAATCCTCTTGTCCTCTGCCATTATTCCTTATCTTTTTGGCTTTCCTCGTATTCAGCCATCCGCGCCATTTCTTCACGGAAAGCATCAATCTGACTTTGCGTTATCTCCTTGGTATCGGTTTCCTGGTCTACCATTTCGTCATAGGAATCTTTCAGCCATTCACCGATATTTGGAACATATTCAACTTTCTTTTCCTCGTCTTCCAAAGCCTGCTTGAACATCCGGTCTTCCTCGAACTCAAAAAGTTGCTGGAAGAAAGAACATTTCTTGTGTTCCTCGGACATAAAAGCAATATTATGTTTTTTCCTGTACCACCTGTCAAGCGGAAACTTGTTGTTCCATCTGACTACAAATGTCCTAAAATCTTCCTTTTTATCTCGCTCCATCATACAAAATAAATCAAAAGTAGGGGTATAATCCATAACAGACTACACCCCTACACTCCTTGAATAACTAACTTCAAACTATAGTAATCTCGCTCGAATACTCTTATCGGTTGGGGTTCATCATTTTTTCAACTTCTTTTATAAAGGGCAAAACCTCCTTGTTGTAAATATCCCTTACCTCTACATAGTCCTTGATACCAAGCTGCTTGAAAGAAGTCACCTTCATATCTGCCAGCAAATCGGGCAACATTACTGTAAGCGTCGCTTCAATATCTATCATATCCAAAGCGTCAGCCGCAGCCTGCGTTCTGTTTCCCAACAAGGTATTATAATATCCACGGCCTAAAAACTGCTTCTGAGTTTCAATCTCGTAATACTGTCCTACTGTAGGGAAGGACATTTTGTATTCATGCCCTTTAATCTTAATTATCTTATCCTCCATAATCACAAAATATTATTCGTTACAAATATACGCTATTAATCGGTTAAATCAAAACTTCACCCTAAAATATTGAGACAATGTAATTAACGCTTGTCTTTCTGCATGTTCTTCTTCTGTCAAATCCACCTTATCAAGTTCAATCAATCGGTTTGTTATCTCGTGGAACAGCTTGTTGTCGGTATACTTCAATGCTATTTTCTTAATAGTTGTAGAATCGTTAAATTCCTCGAACACCTTACATTCCTTTTTGTCTTTAAGGTCTGTCACTTCAATTTCCTCAATAGATAGAAAACATCTATATCCTAAAGCGGTCTTTACCAAATCCTTTTTCATAACATTACCCTCCTTCTTTATTTAAAAACATGGTCTATAAAAATCGTATTTCTTACCCATTCACCTTTATGTTTCACGAACATATATCCTCTAATTATTGCTGTTTCATTCATTTGGCTTGCAAAATCATATGCTGCTTGCTGGTCTTTACCAAATTCCTTGTTGATTGAACCGGAATTATTGCTGACATTGTATCTCAAACATGCCGGGACTTTCTTTCTATCAGTAATCATAGCCTTGTCCTCCCTTCATTACCAAATTAAATTTCTTGCAATAGTGCAATTGGCATACTTCTTAACCAATTCCTTTTCCATCTTTTTGAACTTTGCGTTATGCGTTGCATTACCTTCATTTGCAATGCAAATCTGATGCGCTACTTCATGGCACAAAGCATAGGCAGAACCGACATTGATTCTATTCAAGTCAATAGAAATTGATTTCGGTTTGTTAGCCACATAAGAACAACAAGCACCGCCCCTTCCAACTTTACAGAACTTCAATGCAATTGCCTTGATACCTTCACTAACACAAATGAACTTGTACAACTCTTTGAGAACCTTGATATCGTTTTCCATTTTCTTATCTTTTATTTGTTTGACTTCGTTTATCTCTTTCTCACATTGCAAAGATAAGATTATGTTATGACATACGCAACTGCTTATGTGTAAAATATGTTAAAACAATGTTTTTATAAGTCTATTGCATACCGCTTTTATAACTGGAACCACAACTGTATTCCCCAATAAATCAAATCCTTCTTTCTCTGATACATCAAACTGATAATCTTCTGGATATCCAAAGAGTCTTAACCCTTCTCTAAGAGATAACTTTCTTAAACCCTTTCCATCTATTACTACCAGTTTCTGCATATCCATAGCGACCAGAGTAGGAGCTATGGAAGATGGGTTTAATATCTTGTTTATCTCAAAGCTAAGATTTCCTGTCACTATATTATAACCTTTCTCTTTTGTCGTATCGTATTCTCTTTTAATGATATTATTAATCGTAACTTTCTTTTTAGGATGTTCATATACCAAATACCCCTTCTTTACTAATCCGTCCAACATTTTATCCAAATTAGTATTATTGTAAAAAGTGGTTATCATTTCTTTGGTAAGTGGCATTCCATCCATCCAATCTATACCCCATAAGTAAGACCATTTTTTCATTCTTCTTTTTACAAGAATCAAATTAAGTAATTCTTTTTCTTCTTTCGTTGTTTCTCCTTTCAAATCAATATCCCAACTATGTATATTGTTTTCCCCACCTCTTTTATCTTTAATTGATTTACCATAAAGTTCTGAAACATCATATTTTAATAACAATAAATCAATAAATTTACTTTTAATTGTTGGTTTTCCTTTATCCAACACATCACATAAATTGCACTCTAAAACTGGAAAGTTATTTAAATCTATTTCTTCTTTAAAACTCCCAACTATATAAATCCTTTTTCTTTCTTGTGGTACACCAAAATATTTTGAGTTTAATACACGAAAATTCACTCTATACCCTATAGCTTTTAAATGTTCCATGATAATTTTAAAAGTCCTGCCGTTATCATGGTTCAATAATCCATCCACATTCTCTAAAATGAATCCTTTGGGTTTCTTTACTATCAGAATACGCTCTATATCAAAGAAAAGATTACCTCTAATGTCAGCAAACCCCAATCTATTCCCAGCAACACTAAAGGCTTGACAAGGAAAACCAGCACATAATACATCAAAATCGGGAATAGTGGCTGCATCCACTTTAGTAATATCCCCCACTATTTCTTCATTAGGATAATTCTGTTTCAACACCTTTAAAGCATGTGTTTTTATTTCAGAAGTAAATACACAAATAGGGGTATAACCAGCTTCAATAGCGGCCAGTTCTAATCCTTTACGGATTCCTCCAATCCCTGCGAATAAATCTATAAAACGTAAAACCATATTCTATATCAAATCTACACTTACTTGTACTTCTTTGTCATCTTCACGTAAACTATTGATTGCCAGGAAGTTAGCCATTACCACATCATCGTGTCCACTTGCTGCCTCCAGTTTCCCATTATCACTTCTGAACGTAATAGAGGAAAATTCACCGAACATCAAGTCAACCGCCTGCCTCGTTTCTCCCATCGCATAAGGGCATTTTATCTGACCTCTTTCAAACATTGCGGATAAAGAAGGTAATCCGGTATATAAGTCTTTCTTGTTTCCTTCCGTTGTGGTGAATGGTTCTATGTTCTTAAGTCCTCTTTCCTTTGCCAGCCCGGATAGTATAGACTGGAAACCGTTAGCCTCACACCGTATCTTATTAGGGTGGAAAAGCCTGTCAAGCTGTACAATCTTATCTACCTGTTCGTTATGCGACATACCGCGTTTCCGGTAATAATACAACAGATAGTAGTTATCCATCGCATCTTTTCCCCATACCGAATACACCGTATAATCCGCTCCGATATTACCGGAAACCGCAAAATCCACACCTATATGTACTCTTGTAAGCTTGAAGGGGAAATCATCTATACTTGACGCAAAACGTATCGTTTCCATCCCTATAATACTCCGCATCAGATATTCATACGGAAATATCGTTGACGTGTCACTGATAGGAACCACCAAGTATTCACGATTAAATACAATCGTTCCAAGCTCCTCTTTTTTATCCAATATCTGTTCAAACGTGTATCTGTCCGGTGCAAGCGGTCTACCATCTGGAAACAATATCGGATATTCAAAGCAATAGAAACGCTTGTCTGCTTTCAATACTTGGTACAATTCGTTCGGTGCGGAAGAATAGGGTGTGCCAGTCACAAGGAAATAACCGTACGGTTCCACAATCGGCTCTATTGTACCCTTCAAAAGTTCTTTCAGTTTCTCTCTTTGTTCGTCCGAATATAAAGAGCTTTCGTCCGGCATATCGTCACACAAGCAAGCTCCTACGTGCAAACCACGAATCATTGAATCCTTACCGCGTACATGAAGCGTACTCCCCGTTTCCGTCTTTATGGCTGTTTCTCCGATTGAAGCCTTGTTGTAGGGATTAAGTTTTTCCTTTATCAAGTCGTTTGCTTCTATCTCTTCCGTTACTTTCGCTATCTGCACTTTTGCCAGGGTGAAAGTATTAGTGATATAGCACGTCTCTTTCCGGTTGGCATTATCTGTCGTATCCTGTCTGTAGGCGGTCGGTCTTGTGTACGACCATAAACGCCACAGAATGAAGGCATAAGACCATTGAAAACTGTTATGCACAACCGTTCCGTCCTCCAATAAAAACTTATGGTCTCCATCACATGCAAAACCGTAATATTCACCTTCTCCAATAAGTTCAATTTTCAATGAAGAATAATCAAATTCTGGCTCTTTTCCTCCTATGTCCTTGACTTTATATCCAAGAAACAACTTTCTTATGTCTTTTTGTTGTCTATATACAGCATCTACCTCTACGTCGATAAAGTAACCGTTGTAATAGCAACAAAGCAAATGTCCTTCATTCACTTCATAAGTCATTCCTTTGGACTGCTGCACTCTATACATAGGTGCAACACCTTTATGTAATTGCAACACTGTGCGCGGTGTCGAATCGACACCCATCACTTTATCACCAACTTCTATATCTTGAATCTTCTTCAAAGACCCATCATGCATTACAACCAATGTATCAGCACTCATGCACTTGCCACTCGCGCGCGCGCATAGATAACAGCTCCACGGGTATAATTGCGTGAGATTGCCCCACTCTATATTACGCCACCCTAACCGGAATTTAGGCAGCATGGTTGCTATAAAATAATTGAGGGACAATATCTTAAGCGTATTGTCCATAGAGGCTTTCACGTTGTCCACATAGGATAAACTTTCCGAATCCATAGTACGTCCCAGATACAGCGCCTTTTCCGACTGATAAACCATTTCCCTTAGCATGGTATCAACGTCGTTTCCATATCCTTCAAGCAACTGGTTAAGCGCCTTTTCCGGCAGTCTCTCTATGATATTGTCTACTGCATTGTATAGATATGTAAGCTGGTTATTTGTAAGTATTCCTTTTCCGTCACCTGTCAACATAGCTGAAAGTCCTCTCTATATCTCCTCTCTTTCTTCTGCACCATTTCCATACCTTCACCCCTTAACTTCTTCACATAGGAGATAAACAGCATTGCATTCGCATCCACATCATGTTGTGCCCTGTGCGCTTCCACAAGGTCTATGCCTGCATTCTGGCAGCATGTACCCAGCTTGTAGTCCATCTGTTCCAAAGACGCCATGTGTGCAAACTGCATCGTGTCTATGTAGTATTTTACGTAATTGTCTATATTATCGTTCATGTAAGCGAAGAAGTTTTTCAGAAACGGGTTATCGAATCCTACGATATTGTGCCCTACAAGCGTACACATCTGACGCGGGTTCTTGTATTTGGCGAACCATTTCTTGCAAGTGCTGTATATCTCTTTCAATGGCACCGCATTCTCTTCTTGGACTTCTTTTGTTATGCCGTGTACTGCCGTTGCTTCCTCCGAATATCCTGCAAGTCCTTCCTTGTAGTTATACGGGAATATCATTTCTGCACGGTCTATTATTTCCAACTTTTTCATGTCTATGCACGACATAGCCATTTCTACCAAAGGGATATCCAAAAAAGCCTGCTTCTCCTTGCTTGGCAATCCCCCGGTTTCAAAGTCATAGACAATCACGAAATTACTACTTGTTTTCACGTTACCAAAATTTATTTTAAACTACCCCATTGTTCCGCTATCGCTTCCGCAATGCCCGGAAATGTCTTGCTTCTTATCTTCTGTCTTTCCTCTTTAGGCAGTCCGTAGGCATCACAATACCATTTCTGCATTCTAAAACCATTCTTTCCTTCCACCACTTCACCTTTCCCGACAATCTTTGTAGGAGTGAGTTTAGGCAGATTTTTAAGCCATAAACAAGTCTTCTTGCTTGCTTCATCCCCGAACATCCAAGGTTCTATGATTTGGTCTGCCTTTCTGAACCTTGTACTCATAATCCCTACTGGGTTCTCTATGGCAATTCTTTTTACGTCCGAATTATATAGCTCCATAAAGAAATTAACGGCTTCTTCTCGGTCTTTCGCCCTGTTTGGATATTTCGGATGTGGTCTTCTCTGTTCTATCGGCAGCCCCTTATCTTCCGGGTGATAATACCATGCAGCACCGGACACACATAGATAAGTACAAGGTGGGTGTGCAACCATCAAATCCCATTCTTCGAATACTCTTCACCGTTTTGCAGCTTTCCTCCGAAATTGGGAATAACCTGCAAAACATCCTGCTTGAAATGCCATTCGGGGTGCCCACCGCTACAGTCTACAATGTCACAACTAAAGGCGTTATGTCCTCGTTTTCTAAAAGCCTCACAAACTCTCTGACTTTCTTCACATGCTACCAATACATTCATTTTCTTCTTCCTCCACTACCGGGTTATTGTCATTTTCCAATACGTTGTACATCTTAATTGTACAGTGCTTTTTAGGGGTTACTACAATCTCGTTTCCTCCCAGATATTCGGGCAAATGTCCTCTCATTATATATGCCTGCACATCATTACGGGTAAACCGTTTCCCGTTCTGCTTCCGGAAATTATCGTTCATCCAGATAAGCAATCCTTTCGCATTTACATCTTCTATTAAAAATTTTCCCATACTTTTATTTTATTGTTAACAATCTTTCAAAATCCCTGTCCCGGTCTTCCTCACTCTTATACACAACCCATAGATTCTTTATAGGGTTGTCCTTGAATGACGCACTTTCATCTTCCAATTTGTTTATCACTATAGCCGGGTTCCCATCCGAATACCAATCTTTTTCATATGATATAATGAAATACTTCATAAGGGCGTGTTCCCCGTCACTGAACACAAACATTCTGCCTTTTGAACGTTCCTCGTATTCTTTCCATGCTTCAACTTCTTTCTGAAATATTTCCGCTTTTTCGCTATTAGGGTTTTCCAAATAGTCTATTATCTTTTTGGATATCCTTTTCAGTCCTATAGCGTTGAACACTTCCGCACATCCTATCAATATATCAACGTCTTTTTCCATGCTCTTTCTCCAAAAGTTTTTCTATCCTTTCTTCCGGTATCTGATTCTTAAGACTTTTTCTGTCTCCGAAATCGTATATCTGATGGCATTCCATACATGCCAGAACTATGTTTTCCGGGTCACAGCGCAAACCTGGGTGTGCTCCCCGGCTCAATATATGGGAGAAAAAAATAGGCTTCATTTCAAGTCCCAACCATTTCCCGCAATGGAAACAATAATGCGGATTTTCCTCCCATACTTTAGCAAACACTTCATTAAGCCTGTTTTCCTCTTCCTTCAATGAAGCACGATTCAGTTTCAATTTCTTTCTATTGTCGTAGCATTCTTTGCATAACCATCTGTTACGGTCGTATATAAAATGGTTTTCCTTACAAGAAACACACGGTCTTACTTCTTCCTTCACTGTCTTTTTCATGGTGCAAATATAATAATATTATCTCACAACATAAAATTTTATTATGTCATTTTTCACAAACCTTATAAAATATACAATCCTTGCATCTATTTTTGTCGAATAACCATCCTCCGTACTGGCTGCAAAGTATAAACCCCTTCTCCTTGTTCCAATACTTTTTCCTCAACATCTCCCTGTATCTTTCAGATAAACCCTCTTCCTTCTCCTTAAACGGGCTTATCCATCCTCTTTCTCGCTGATACTTGTTAGCTCTGAATACTTGGTATCTTCCTCTCTTGTTCCACTTCTCTATTGCCTTCGGGCCTATCAAATTATAGGGGTCGAATATTATTTCCTTGTATCGGCTGCTCTCTATCATAGACCCTTGAAACACCATATATTCCCATAACGCCCTATTAGAGGAAATCCCGGTCTTTTCCCAGAACTTTTCCATGAGTTCTATTTTTGACCGGGTTCTCTTAAAATTAGGGGTATAGTTGAAAAGATATTCTATTATCCTTTCAATGGCTGTTTCAATTCTCTTGTTCTCCCCACAATCTTTTTGCTGTATCATAATTCTTTTGCATTTCATTAACCGCCTTCTTCGCATAAGTCAAAGAATAGGAGTGTTCCCGTGGATATTTTCCGGACTTCAAACCCTCGTGGTATTCTTTGGCTTTCTCTAACTTGTGCTCGTAATAGTCTATACTTTCCGGCATGGACAGATTGATTACCTCCGCTTTCTTTTCCCAATACTCGGCAACCCTTTCATGTTCCTTTGCCTTATCCATACACTCAACCATTTTCCCAGTGTTTTTCCAAGCATCGTCAATCATTTTTCTATGTCCTCTTTCGCTGTGGTGTCCGACCTTGATAGGTTCTCCCAATGATAGGAAGTCTCTATCTTTATTGGATTTCTCGTAATACTCATTACTCTTTTGCTCTGCCGAAGCCGCCCACATTCTACGTCTTTCTGCTCTTTGCTTCGCCCATTCCTGGACATTGAACCCGTCTGCACGTACTATCGAATAGTAATAGAATCCGTCCTTTTCGTATATCAGATTGAAAACAATACATTCGTTTTCCTTTCCGTACTTGGTCGTTACTTCGATAACTTCTCCCTTTTCATACTTTTCTTCGCACTTTGCTAAAAATACATTCGGACAAAACTTGCTGTAAACGTTCATAACTTCAAAATTTTATTTGTTTGACAATCAAAAATTATTTGCTTATAACAGTGATAAACTCACATTTTGCTATCAGAGAGAAATCTCCGCTTTCCATATATTCCTTATTTCTCTTTTCAATAAGTTTTGCTTCTTTTTCACTGACTTCCTTACCGTTAACAAAATACTTTTTCATAACCTTATCTTTTTATTTGTTTGACTTTTCTTGGTTCCCTTATCAGAACCACATTGCAAAGATAAGATTTGTTTATGAGATAAGCAAGTGCTTATGTGTAAAATGTTAGTTTATTAACATCATTTCACAATACCAATAATTCATTATAATAAAAATAATTTACAAATTACATAACATTTTATTATTCTGAAATTAATCCTTTTTGTAATTATTTATAACCAAAATAAAAGGGAGTTACTAAATTGTAACTCCCTAATTATCAATTGTTTATAATCAAAATTAAAGTTCCAAAGTTGATATTGGGTAAAGATAAATCCCGCTGATATTGTAACCAGCAACCCCAGATTCCTGTAATGAAAAATTTTGATTATTTACAAAACACGGATTCAACATGCACATAGTCTGTCCGGTAGGGTCTACTGCTGTCACCATCTTTGTAGTCGAATCCTGGCTCTGAATTGTCTTGCTATAAATAGCAATGGCAAAACCAAGCTCGCCCAAAATCAAGGTGTCTACGATAGACTTGACGGAACCAAGACGGTGCATCATACCTTCCATTACTGGCTGCTTGAAGTCAATAAAGAATTGGTCTACCGTCCATGTGCATTGATACTGTACGGCCGGAACCTCCTGGTTAAGGAGTGAGCCAAGCCCTTGTACATTCGCACGGGTGATGTTTTCTGCAAATTGCAGATTACGAACAAACCCGGCTACTTGATTATCTATTTTAATATACGCTTTAGGCGCTGTAAAAACTGCCATAATCTTCTAATTTTTAGGGTTTGTTTTATCCACGAATTAAGTAACCTGTAAAGAACAACTTGGTGATTTCGTTATTTACCACAATCTTATAGGTTGTGAAATAAGCGTCTTCCTTTCTCGTTGTCACTACATCCTTGAACGACAGAATCAGATTGTCCTGTGCGTCCGTTGCGGTTCTTGACTGCAAATATGCCACTGTCCAATCCTTTACCGCTCCTGCTGTCAGTGTATTGGCGTTAACACCGTTTTCCTGTCCCAGCAAATCCAATGTCGCATTTACAATCAATTCCTTATTGATTTGTGCGACAATACGCATAAACTGAATGGAATAGGACTGCCCTTTTGCATTGAACAAGTTAGCGTTGTCCTGCAATGTATTCACACCCTGCAAAATATTGAACTTTCCAGTATAGTCGTTCAATACAACACAAAGAATACCATACTTCAAAGCTTTCTTCTTTTCAGTTTCAGTCAATATATGTTTTACTCTATCAACACCAATTGTCTTGAATGTAGGAGGTACATAAGGCGGTTTTCCACTTACACGTCCCACTACTGCACAAGTCATATAAATAGCCGGCCACCAACGAATCTTTTGTGCATCAAATGCAGATACCATACCTACACCGCCATGTACCAATTGAATGTAACAACTATCGAATGCTTGAGCCAATGTAATTTCTTGTGCAAAATTAGCTGAATCATCGTAGCCTGCTACATATAAGAAGTGTTGGAACTTAGCATCTTTCGTCATATGAGTGATATATGCTTTTGTAGTTGCTGAATTTGCATTCGCTCCTACTTGGTCAAGAATCACTGCACTATAATCCAAACCTACAATCTGGTCAAGAACAGCATTTAAATCGTTCGTATTAAACGATTCAGTACCACCAGTAGCAAGAATATAAGGTTTACCGTTCAATGCAGTAGTAATATCATTCCGCTCAATCTTACCAGTACCTTCAACCTGAGAAGTGGAATCAAGAACAAATACCAAACCAAAATTAGAATCATTATTGGCCCAATCAATCAATTCTTGAATGTTATCAATTTCAGGAGATTCGAGTACTAATTCAGGGTCACAATTTTCTTGCGTAATGTCACCATAAGGCAAACCATCTGTATAAGTACCAGTATAAGTACCTCTCCAGAATTGCAAAATCCACTTGGTAGCGTCTTCGCGTCCTGCGATAAAGTTCATACCGTAACCTTCTGTCAATAACTCGTTGTTCAATAACGAACCGTTGGCTACCGAACCTTCGTCCAATGTTTTTACCGCAAACATGCCTCCTGCTGCCGTCGCAAACGTCATTGTTGCGCCTGTAGTTGTCGCTGCACGAACAAATTCAAGCTCGGAAATTCCTACTGCGTCGGGGTTTGAGGGGTCTGGTGCAAACAGAGCTTCGGCAACCCTCCACCAAAGACCTCCCTTCATGAAAGCACGAAAATCCGCGATATTGTCGAAAGTATAGATAGCGTTTTGTCCCTGCGCATTTTCGCCATTAATACCTGCACCGCCGCCAAATCTGGCTGAGTACGTTCCGGTATCAATAATAAGGACTTTTCCGTAGTCGAGATTTCTTGCCGGATTCATTTCCCCACTTACAATAGTGGAGTAAACACCTGGTAAGGAAATCTGGCGACCATTGAAAATAAACGTTGATGCCATATTATTTTTCTTTTTTATTTGTCTACGGAATTATGCGCAATTTCCCTATCAAATCACACATTCATATAAGCCGCTATAAAGATAGCGTTTTTCTTTCTATAATGCAAAGGGTTACAACCCTTTATTTATATCTGCTTCCACACCGGGTAACTCATAATCACGTCCGTAATTGTCCGCACCCCATTTGTCGGCTGCTATCCCTCCATCCTCAAATGCAATCTTATTCAGCAACTCTTCATTTACCAATGTACCTACAATCTGGTCTAAAGTCAAGTCAAGCCTTACTGACTTTATGAATATAGGAATAGGCAGTACGTTCTGATTTGTCATTAATTCCGTTATCCTCACCTCTACCAAATCATATTGGGTAGAAAGCCAGTTGTAGGAACCCATTATCAACGCATACAAAACTTCCGACATAATTATACTTTCCAGCATGTTGTCCGACAGACACATTATCTCAAAGTTATGGAAACGGCTGTCTCTTATCTGCCATGCACCGCCATCGTATATCTGTCCGTTCATTTTTCCTATGGAATTGGCTGCTCCTGGGTCTGCACCCGGTTCCCTTATTACATAGGCTGGCAATCCGGTATTGTCTTTCGGAAACTCAAACAACACCCTTAAATTACGGGGGTTTGTCATTCCCCTTAAAAACAATTTCTTTGCCTGGTCGTAAAAATCAAAATTCCCTTCCTTCATTCCGTTAAGAAGTCTGTATAGGAAAGTATTCTGTTCGTCTCCCTGGTGCAGTCTATAATCTTCCGGTATATAGTTCAATATTGATACTATAAACTGCTTTACCTTAACAATTTCCATCATAATCCTTTAATTCTTTTTAATGCCTCGTCTATCGCCATTTCGGCAACATATTCTATCTGGGCTTCTTCCAAAGCCCTATCCATAAGTTTTTTGGCCGTTATACCGCCATTGAACCAACTTGTAGGGTCTGACTTGTCGCTAACCCTTCTGAATGTCATATATTGACCTCTCTTCTCCTGGTCTGAACTTCGAGCCTCAACCCTTACAAGACCTTCATATTTTGCTGACTTGTGCATGTATTCCGGTACGTTCAGTCCGGGTATGTTTATTTCCTTCCGGCTTCCCTTTACTTGTTGGCTTGTCGGCAAGTCTGCAAGTTTCAATGGTTGTCCTCCTGCATTACGTGCCATATCGTACACATCTTTAGGCATAACGGAGCTAAATATTCCAGATTCCGCTATTGCTCCGGGTGTGGCGTGTCTGAACGGTATTGTCAGATACCATCCTAAACCGTCCTTCTTTATCTTTGCCTTGTCCGAACGCTGGAACCCTATCTTTTCATCAAAGGGTGTCGCTCCTTCTTCCAGCATCATAGGAAGCGGCCCTGCCGCCCTTGCAGACAGCACAAATTCTACAGAAGTAGCAGAAGTCCGGTCTACCTGCATAGCAGACCGATATATTCCCCTTGTCTGATGCAGTTCAGAATCCACAAGCGCATTCCATCTTCGCATATATTCCTTTACCACATCGTCAACAAGACGTGTACCAAGAAATTCTGCTTCTTGCGGTGTCAATGCGAATTCCGCAACCGTTTCCGATATGTCAACATATAGAGGCAGCATTTTTACTCTTCTGTTATATACCTAATATCACACCCGAACTTTGCAAACAATATCTCTATAAAATCGCTGTCCGTTCCAGACAGACTTTTCCGGCTCAGTGTTACTACCGTTCCTATCTTATAGGATATCACGTCGTCCAACAACTTGTTGAACCCCTTTCTTTGCGCCAATGTAACGTTAAACGTCACGTCCTTATATACATCTTTGGCGTGCAGTCCGTTTTCCCTGCAATACCTTTCCAATGCTTCTATATGCTTGTTAAGGTTATGTTTATTCATAACCCTTGCATATATTACATTCTTTCTTTGTCCTTTAGATGCAATCGCATATACCGATTCATCGTCATAATCTATCCATTGTGTAGCGGAATTATGGGTCTTTATCCTTCCTTCCTTTACATAATTGGATAATGTTGCCCGGCTTATACCCAGGACTTCCAAAACTTTCTTTGCTCTCACAATACAAAATATTTAAATTTGTACAAATCTAAACACTTTTCATCAAAAAAGCAAATTTTTACACATCTTCATTATATATCACACCGCTACCATCAAAATTAGGTTTCTCCATCGCTATAAGATGACTTCTTCTTACAATAGCTTGAACCGGAAGCTCTATCTTATTGAGTTGTCCGCTTTTCTTGTCGGTAACCCATGAAGCGCGTATCTCATGCGGCAAGTCTATAACATGGTATTCCGGGTTATGCTTGTAATATACCGACACAAAACCGTTTTCGGGCAAAGCGTCTATCTCCATGTCCAATATGATACAATAGGGGTTGACGTCGCTTACATGTCCCTTGTCCGTCTTTATGAGAGGCTTGTTTGAAGCCTCAAACAGATACATAGCCAATACTTGTACTGGCTTGTATGTAGTGAACACAAACGGCTGTCCCATATCATCGTATCTTATAGGGAGATTTTCAGAAAAATACGATATTTCATTTCTGAAAGAAATCCTGTCATAATAGGATAAATTCGCCTTGTCTATATCCCTTACCGTTACAGCCATTGTACCTAAAAGTTCTTGGCTCCATGACTTGTATTTGTCGGTAAAGTTTATTCCGGTTATCAATGCCTTTGTATGTATCGCGTTCACATAGAAATATCCGGTACCGAAACAATTCTGACAGTCCGGCAATGCAGATTCTTTTCCATGACACGGGCAACGTAAAGCGCGCATTATCTCCACATCGTAACCTTTGGCTTGTATCGCCTGGTCGAACTCCGATTTGAAAAATTCCGGTCGGAAATTACTCAATCCAGAAGATGGAGACTGTAATATATTTCTTGTTTCTCCCATAACTTAAAATACTGCAAATTTAACCTCGTCATACACCAACTTCAACCTTCCTACCGTTTCCTTTATCTCTTTTTGATATTGAATCAATCGTGCAGAATACCCGGCAGATGTCGCAGAAGCCGTTGTGCTTATGCTTTGACTTAATCCGTCTATACTTAAAGACTGTCCAGAAACGCCTGCAATACCCAGAACCAAATCTCCAGCTATGTTAAGCGGCCCGAATGATGCAAGTTTTCCTAACAGATTAATCAAGTCCATAGGCATTTGGTCTACATCCCACCCGGTTATATACTGTACCCTCCAATAATCCGGTATATACTGGAAACGCTGCATACCAATCTGAGACGTTATGCCTGTCAATATTATTTCCGCATTTCCCTGTGTCGTGGAAGACCCTGTAGGAACAACACTCAGCCTTCTTTTCCCTTGTCCCATACCACTGTCATACTCGCATGACAGCCATCCTTGGGGGTATATAATCTGCTCTATCTTATTGAGCATCCCAATCATGCTTAACGGCTCCCTTACCGGATATGACGGGAACAATATAGGGAATTGCTGCCAATAGTCCTTTTGGTAATAAGTCAAAGACTGGTCGATTAACTGCTTTACAAATTTCAAATTGAACCAATTCTCAACCTCTCTTTGTGCTGATTCTATATAGGAGCGCATGGATTCGTCCGTAAATGATGCTCCCTGCCCTCCGTCAATGGTTATTCTGTATAAGTATGTCTGCCATATCTCGGCTACAGACAGCACAAGTCCGGAATTTTTCTTGTATTTTATCGTAAACGTCAATCGACCACCCATCTTTGTAAAATATTTTTATTTAGACAAAATCATATCTATAATTTCCTCTTTCTTTTTGCCTTTAAGGTCTTCTTCCTTGAAAGAACCTCCGTCTTCTGTCATTGCAAGTTCTTTCAGTTCGTCAACCTTCATTTTCTTAAGAGCCGTCTTTACCTCGTCGTCCTCTTCTTCCTTAATAGAAACTTCCTGTTTTGGTTCCGGTTCGGGGGCTACTGCCTGCGTTTCCTTGTTTCCTGCCTTCAAGTCCTCAACGCATTTCTTCCATACTTCAATCTCCTTTTCTTTCTTGGAAATTTCAACCTTCTGCGCCTCGACGATATTCTTAAGACGTTTTATTTCCTCTTCATATTCCTTGTTCCCTTCTTTCACTTCCGAACGAAGTTTTTCTTCAAGGCGTGTTTTGAATTCCGGTTCCTCACCTTCCTTGTAAATATCGGGAAGTTTACGGCTTACTATTTCTTGATAGAGTTCTTCCGATACTTCCGCTCTACCGTTAACAAACTGTACCGGGCCACCATTAAGTACAATCTTATGGTTGTTATACACCCGACTTTTTAAAATTACCTTTTCCATAATACAAACTTTTTAAACAAAAAGGGAAGGAGTTCAATTACTCCCTCCCTTTCACTTTCACTTCTTAAACTTATAAATTTATATCAAGCTAATTACAAGCCTTCTTCACCAATGTTAACGATACGTACAATCTTTGCAGGCTGATACAGTACGGGGGTACCGTAGTTCAGAATTGCAAAGCGCTTGCTTGGAGATGTAACAGCGAAGTCCATCTTCATAGTATCAGCAAACTGCAAGTATTCGTTAATCTGACTATCATTGTAGTATACCAAAGCAGACTTGGTACCTGCAATAATACGGTTGCGGTCACGTACACAATTTTTATTACCACCGTCATAACCTGTTTCCATCTGTGAAGCCGGAACCTCAAAGATAGGGAAGTATTCGGTATTTTCATTCAAAACCGCGTTCTTCTTGGTACGATATACCACAAAGCAAGTAGCAGGGAATGCACCACCTACGCCAGCGGTAAAACCAAATTCTACTGATTCAGAAGCGGCTACCTCCTCGGCGCCATCAAGTGTGATATTCAGAGGTGCGGATTCACCATAACGATTCTTTGCTGTTACCAAATAGCCATAAGAACCTGCATGGTTGCCGAAATTAGTCTTAGTATCGGCTACGTTAACCTTAATTTTAATACTAGCAACCGGAGTACCCGGAGCTTTCGGACTTGTAGCTCCCTTTCCTGCTGTGATAGGTTTACGTTCGTCAAAGAAACGGTCGTTCTTAATGTTAATCTTACCGAACTGAGTTGTAACGTCGTTTACAGACTGTCCCATTGTTGCGCCTGTTACAGAAGCTGCAAGACCTACAATAACTCGCTTGCTTTCGTGGAACATCTTAACGTAGTTGTTGAACACAATCGGGTTAGAAATGATGCGGTCGATATAACCGTTATAAACGTTCACTACAACGTTTGCAGCGTCTTGAATCAAATTGTCATTCAACACAGAACCTTGTGCGTCGATAACTGCTGGGCTGTTGAAATAACCGTCTAACAGTTGTTCAGAAGTCTTGCCTTCTGCCGTGCCACCGTCCATTTCGTTGATACCCAACATGTGTTGACGGAAAACACCGTCGAACTGCTCGGCTACACAAGAAGAATCAGCGTCAACAAGACGTGTGTCGATAATGGTACTCAGAAGGATAGTCTTATTCTCGACTTCTTTCTGATACATGTCCATATTGCCAGCCAATTTAACCAACATTCCCGGATGTGTAACCTGTCCGGAAACACCCATGAACTTGGTTACGATTGATTTACGTCTGTATTGAGAATCGGTTTCCTGCGGAGTTTCACCTTCTGCATTGAAAATACCGACTTCCTCACCATACTTGTACAACTGGTTGTACTGGTGTACAGTGTTGTCAATCTTATGTTTAGGCATTTCCATGTAATAAACCAACTGGTTCATACGGTTGCCCAGAATCTTCAAGACTGAATCCAGGGATTCAACTTTCAAACCACCACCATTGTTGATTTCGTTGTTATACTGCATTCCGGTCTTAAGACCTGCTTCCATCGCTTTCAAGATTTCTGCTGAATCCATGCCGCCCAGTACGTCGCCAGTACCGTTTTGATTGCTATAATTATACAAATCCATATTCTTTTATTTTAATAGAGTTTATTTCACGAATTTTACACCGTTCTTTTCGTACATGTAACGCGCCAGGTTTTCACCTACTGTTTCAGCGTCCGGATTGATAAGATATGCAAGCGCATCACTTTCCAGTGACTTAGCAATACTTTCCGGTGCCTCTTCCAAAGACTTTTCAATAAGCTTTACTGCCATAGGTCTGTCTTTCACTACGTTAACTTCGTATTTACCTGCTTCGTCCTTTCTTTCCTCGAAAGATTTCTGAATAGCTGTCATATTGTTAAGTCCTTCTGAACGGAACATGGGGGTAACGCCAGACATTTTGTCCAACTTGTCGTTGATACCGTCCATTGTTTCCTGGAACTTGTCAATAGACTTTTGAAAATTCTCCATCAGAGGTGCGAATACAGAACCCAAAGATTTCATGATGTCTTCCTTGTCGGATTTCTCCACTTTTTCGTCTTCTGCATTCTTATCCTCAGCAGTATTCTTTTCGTCTTCCTTCACCTTTTCTTCGTCCTTCACGGCTTCCTTTTCCAGCTTGTTGATATCCTTTTCCTCTTTGGTTTCGGATTCATGGTCTCCTGCTGCTGCTCCGTTTTCAGACTTTTCGATTTTCACGTTCGCCATAATGTACTCATCAGAAAATCCCATAGACTTCATCAGAGATACGATAGGGTCGTTCAAATATTTTTCGTCCATCTTTATTAAACTTTTAATTGTGTACAAACTTATTTATTAACGGTTCTCAAATAGTCCTTTATAACGTTCAATCCTACATTGCCGTTCAGATAATATCTATAAAGCTCTTGAAATCTTTCGTCTCTTTCCACTATGATAGGGTTAATGGTAACGTTGAAAGACTTGTCTATCTTTATATTATATCCGTCCTTCTGTAGCTCTACAAGAACGTTATTGGAACCGTTGCTAATTTCTTCTTTATTGCTCTCCACGAAATCTACTGTCTGCACGCCCTTTACTATATCGGCAAACGAATTTGCATTTACGGGTGTCATTGTCATTGCTACGTTTGTGATAAGCGCTTTCGTTACCTTTTTAGGGTTGTTCTTGTCTCTTTCCAGCGCTCTCCCCTCAACGGAGAAACCTGGCTTCCGGTCGGTGCCGCTTGCAAGCATTTCAAGTGCCTTGTCATAAAAGGCTCTTGCTTCCGGAGATTTTTTCCACAACTGACAACGTACATAAAACTTGTTATTCTTTACATAAGCATCCAGTGGGTGCCCTATCCAGAACCTTGATTTATTGATAGGACTTCGTGATGGCAAATGGTCTAAATTGATTAGACCGTGTTTTAAAAAGCGGTCTATTACAAATCCGTTGGGATTCATAGATTCATCCTCCGAATCTATGGAAGAATCGGATGCCAAACCTTCAAAAATCATTTTTTCGTATCTTCTATCATCACCTACCGCGTAATCCATAGGGTTGAAATCTGATTTTTCAAAGTTTGCTTCTGTGAAAAAATTAAATTTTGAATCTACTTCAAACATCTTTTAATAATCTGAAATACAACGGATTAAAATAAACATCTTTATGTAAATATCTTATAATCAGTTGTTTACACTGAATAAAAATTTATTTACGTATTTACCGATTCAAATGTATGAATTATTATGCAAATAGACAAACTTTATGCAAAATTTATTCACTCCTTGCTTTTTAGGTAATTATCTACGAACTTATCAGAAGGCTTGGTGTAGTTCTTTTTGCCTTCCGGCACTGGGTACGCCCACTCATAGAAATATTTCTTTCTGTCTCCTTCTCCCAGTTCTCCGATTACCGTAAAGCCCTTTGCCCTTCCGTTACTTCTTTCTTGTACAATCTTCTCGAACTCTTCCGGTGGTGTGGTTGAATTTTCCTGCTTGAATATATGGTTGCTCAATTCTTCCATCACCCTGTCCCTTCTCTTCTTCTTACTTTCTTTTTCTTTCGCCTCTTTCTCCTTTTGTTCTTGTATCTTCTTTTCCCTTTCTTCGGACATCTTTTTATATACACCGCTTTTGTGTAAACTTTGGTCGAACATATTGTCTACGATATCTCCCAATATCCCAAACTCCGATTCTTCTATTCCGATACTGTTAACAGCATCCTCAATAAACTTTGTATGCTTGGAAGGTATATATCTTTCATTATAGAATCTCTCCAATAGGGTTTCGTCCTCCAGCATCTTCTTTAACTTCTCGTTCTTGTGGACTTCCCCGTTTATCTTTTCAGCGTCTTTGATGATATTCTGTATATCCTTGGAAGTGAACCCGTATGCCGTATCTATATCAACACTAAACCCGTCATTTGAATCGTAGAGCTGGATATCTATACCTCCCTTATCGTTTGCATTCGCTTTGGTATGATTGGAAACACGTATCTCATAGCTTCCTTTCCCTGTCTCAAATTTAAAATAGCTGCTCGCAGTTGTTTTCGCCTTATTGTAATCGTAGTCTATATTATTCTTGTTCAGCCATGCTTTTAACCCCTTGGTAACTGCTGCCGGGTTCGTTCCAGTCTTCTCTATGGACTTGTCACCGCTTCTGTTAATGACCTGGTTTGTCGATTCTCTTTCCTTCTCGGTGTATATGTATCGAAAACCGCCTTTTCCGTCCGGCTCCTTCCGTACATACTTGTGCGACACTGCCTTTTCCAGCTTATCACACAACATGCTTTTCAATATATCTCTTTTCATACTCTTTCCTTAATAAAAAAGAAGGGGTGATTACACCCCTCCCCAACAATTAATGTAATTGTAAACGATACTTCGTCTGTTTGAGTGTTGCCATAAAATCTTCCACCCACGACTTTTCCCCGGCATATTCGGGGTTATTGTCAAGCTTGGAATAGAATTCCCTTGTGCGGTCTATAATAAGGTCAACCAATTCTATAGGGTCGTTAACCTCTATTTCTTCACCGTTTATCTCCCCGTCCTTGAAACGGCCGAAACCGCTTTGTCCGGCTTCCATTATCTTATCTTCATAGTCGGAAAGTTCATCTATCAAATCGTCCAGATACTTGTGCTTGGCATTGTCTTCCTCTTTCCAATGCACGTTTTTTGAACGGGTCTTAACGCCTTCCAGGAAATTAGCGAAATCGGCAAATACGGCATACATACCGTCCTCCTTCTTTGCCTTTTCCAGTACATCGGCTTTCACTTTCCCCTCTTGAATCATTTCGGAAATAACGCTCTTGAATATCATCGCGTCTTCCACAGAAGAAAACTTCATGGAAACCGTCAGTCTGTCTTCCGACTTCCATATTCCCTGGCTGTCCGTTTCTTCGCTTTCCGTGGTTTCTCCTTCCTCGTTCTTCGCTATTCCGTCACCTTCCGGGACTTTTGGCTTGTCGTCCAAATCTTCCTTGCAAATGGCATTCGCATCGTCACAGTCCATTGTCTTCTCAACTTCCTCACTTTTCCAGTCTTCCGGCAATTCACCTTCAAGACCCAATTCTTTAGCACGTTTCTTAATCCATGCTTTCACCTTTTCTTTCGGCATATCGGAAGCACCGGACAACTTGATAGCGTCCTTCAAGTCCTGGCTGTTTCTAATAGGGTATTTCCCATTCGGCATTGCCTCACCTTTCTTTGCAAGGTCTTTTCTTTCACTGTGTGAAAAATCGGTCTTGTTGTTCGCTTTCCGTATCTCTTTAGGATATTTCCCACACACGGACTTTACCACATCTTCCGTTACCTTTCCTTCCTGGAAAGCCTTCATTACGATTTCTACCGGACTGGGTTTCACTTCCAGTCCCAAAATCTTCTTGATATTGTCTTTCATATCAAAAATGAAATCGTAGTCTTCCAGTTCGGTAACTGGGTCAATCCACATGCTGCCGATTTCCTCTTCACCGTCAACCACCACGAAAGCCGGGGATTCATCATCAACGTGCCCCATAAAATAATGAATTTCCGCATTCTTCGTTTTGGCTACACCGACCTCCATAAGAGTATCTTCCGGAACGTCTATTCCGGTCTCCTCGAAAAGTTCTCTTTGTGCGGCTGTACGGAAATCTTCTCCCTCGTCCACATGTCCCCCCGGTATACACCAATCGGGCGTATAGTTCATGTGTTCCCCTGCTCTCTGTAAGATAAGCAACTTACCGCCTCTGAACAAAAGCACGTCCGCATACTTGACTACCCCGGTCTTTGCCTTCATGATATCATCGTATGCGCTTTTGGAAAGCTTCTTACTTTTCCATGCTTTCTTTGCTACATGAACTGCATATACATCCGCAATGGCTTCCGCTATATCTTCGTCTTTCTGGAATGCAGCGATAGCCTTGAAAACCTTGTCCCTGTCTTTCTGTAATTGTGCAACTCGTGAAGCATGCTCTTTCAAGAACTCGTTGTATTTCTTTTCCGAAATCTCTCTTTCGTCCTTGTCAAGCAGGGAGAAGCTTTTCAATACCTGGCTTCTTTCGGCAAATTCGTTTGCAAGTTCTTCCGTTCTTGCTTCTATCTTTTCGGAGCGTCTCAATAGCTCCCTGTATTCAGACACCTTTTGTTCTGCTGTCTGTAAATGAAATAATTTCCGTAAATTCATAGCTATAAAATTTTCTGCTAATGTACGAATTTTACACAATCTATCCAAAAACACAGACATTATCAATATAATAGGAAGTGTTTTTCTTCAATTCGGGCTTGTAAAAATACCTGTTAAGTGTTTCTACCTTTTCTATCCGGTCAATCCTGCCCCTCTTGTTCCCATACAGAACTATTCTGTCGGAAATGTTCAATTCCTTTACTTTTACCGGAACAAGGTAGTTCTTCTCATACGTCCATACCATTTGTTCGCCCGAAATCCTGTTAAGAACACCTTCCTTGCCTGCATTAAAATAGATGTTATATACTGATTCTCGCGGCTTCATTTCGCGTACATGTAAACCTTCCACAAGCGTATAGGAATGTCTTGTCTTTACGGCTTCATTAATCCTTATATCCTTTAGGAACTTTTCGCCTTCAAGCGTCCTTATCTCCACAAACCCAGTATTGAATCCTCCTTCTCCCATAATCAATGTTCAGTTTTCAGAAACAAGCCTTCTTTTGTTATAAGCGCATATTCCGTCCCAGCCTCTATGTTATACAGTTTCCCTTCATACAAAGACAAACCTCTTTCCATTATCTTTATTGTTCCTGCACCCATATGCATGTATTCTGGATTATCATTATAGAATTTTACGTATTCCTCTACATCCCCTTGTTCTATCTCTTTATCGGGACTTCTTCGACTACTTCCCCTGTTTATTCCGAAACAATCTTCGTCAGTCCATTCGTCAAATGTCTTTTCGTCAACAAGCGGTATCATCACTTGATGAGGCATAGTGAACGTAAGATGTTTTGCGTCTTCACATACGGAGATTACTATTCCTCTTTCCAATACAACGTTTTCCATCTCTCCTTTGAAGTCGGTACACTCCACTCCCTTCTTGAATAGGTTTGTATCGTTCATCATACAATAGAGTAATACATACTCGTCTTCCTTTATCTGGTCTAAACGTACCGGGACAACCTCCCAATTATACACATCTATTTCTTCCTCGCTTTCCTTGACAAATTCCTTTGTTACCCTTGTCTTCCGTAGGGTTAACACTTCCACATCTCCTTTATATCCGAATTTCATACCTCAAACATTTTATCTCCGACATATATCTTTACTTTACTCTTTCTCTCTACCTGTCTCTTGTATGATTCTTTAGGCGGTTCAAATGAATGCGTCTCGTCATTCCAAACCATACCTTTAGGTACCTCCTTAAGGTCGCAACGGCAATTCCCAGAAACGCATACTTTCCCGTTTCTTCTTACTATCAAAGTATGGTTTCTTTCTAATTCCACGTCATAAATATAACCTTCATAATGAATAACTCTTTCTTTCATCTTTTCTCGAAGATTATATTTACTTCTTAAAACATTTACCCATAATATATCATGCTTGGAAGTATAAACCTTACCTTTCTTTTTATCATCATAAACTGCCTTACCATGATTTCTAAAAGAAGGTCTTTCTCCAGTCTTTAAAACAAGCTCTCCTATTTCATCAGCCAACCAGGGGTTAGATGTTGTATAATGAACTTGTGGTTTAAACTGATAACCCTTCCAAAACTTTCCTTTATGTAATGTACCATCACCTTTTCTAAAAGCTTCCAAGAATATAGATATTGTTTCTGGCGTAGCATTACGAATAAAATTAGGAATTCTTCTTGTGTATTGCCCTTCCATTTTACTAAAAAATTCCAATAATTCGGGTCTTTTTGCCAAACTTATTTGAATATATTCCCTTGCCTCTCCCCAATTAGGAAATAACTTTGAAGTACATTCTATAATGTCTTTTCTTACATCTGGCTTTATCTGAGAAATACTAACCCTTTTTCTATGTGGTAAACAACATCCGTCAGACATAAGATATCCCATAAATTCTACAAAAGCCTTAAAATCATACTTTATCCCGTCAAACTCCAAATATGGTAAATCTTCCCCCACCCATTTAGGAATGGTAACAAGAAATTTAAAACAATTTCTTAATTTATCCTCTTCTATAAGACAATTACCTGTTTTTGAAGTTTTTCCTACATGAAAATGGTTCGGGGTTGTACACAAATTAAAATCTCTACTTTCCCTTAAAACCATATCTCCTTTATAAGGTTGATTTATCCATTTTACAGCCTTCACATATTCACCTTCCCCACTGTCAAGATTTACAGACAAAAATTCCTCATCTCCTTTTAAGTCCTTAAAGAATTTAAAACCATCATTTGTCAAAACTTCTGTCTTATCATCATAACAGTAGGGGTGAGTAGCTCCCAACACTGGTTTCCAATCTTTGGCTTTCACTCCTATATTATCCCCGTTGTTTATCAAGTCTATAAGCTTGAATATCCTCGGTTTGTTTCCTATTCCTGCCGTAGTGTACAACCTTATGCAATGGGCGCAAGCTTGGGGATATACTGTCTTATATACAAGCGCGTCCGCTCCCTGTTTCTTCATTATCTGCTGGGCTACCCCGGTCTGATAAATGTTCTGCATCTCAGTTTCCACTATACGCCCCCAATCACGGTTCCAGTCTTCCAGGGAATGTCCTATATTGCTGACAATGTTCTGCACGGACTTCTTTTTCAAGACACCCTCTATCATTTCCTTCTTTATCGTTCCAAGCTCCAATTGTCTTTGCTGTTCCACAAGAACTTTTACCTCTTCTTCCGATACGGCATTAGACATTATCGTTTTCGCCCGTTCCCCCATCGTCTTTATATAGGAGTATGTACGTGTTGCTGCCGCATAATACACTTCCTGTTCCAACGGTGTAAGTGCTGCCCACTGATGACGGTCTATATACTTGGTAAAATCATCAAAATTGAGTGTAACCAATTGGGAAGGTTCCAATTGTGCGCTCAGCCTTCCAAACAGATAGGACTGGAAATATGGAGGTATCTTTTCTATCTCCTTTCTCCATTTATAGCCATACCGCCTTAACAAGGACTTGTCTTCCGGTGTCAATAGTTCATCTCCCATTACATCGGCTACAATCCTTGCAAGACGGTAGTCTATTATATCATATAGTTTTTGTATCTCTTCCGGTGTGAATATCATCTTTCAACCGATTTTATCATTTCCTTTACAAGCTCCTTTATCATCGCGTCCGATTGTGTGACGAATATGGTCTGTGCAAGACCTTCATAACCGCATTGTATTTTCGGGTATCTGATAGGGTCTTTCACGTGTCTTTTCACTCCAATAAGACGCGATACCAAAGGTGTTCTTATACCATCAATTTTCTTTTCCAGCATTCTTCTTTATCTTATAACCGTCATATAACGATTCGTCCCACATTGACATATCGGGTTTGGGGAAATATGGATTAGAAGGTGCATTCCTGTACTCTTCTCTTCCTTCTGGTCCCATTGCGGCAATTTCTTCCATCGTCCAACCTTCACCCATTCCGCGTTCTTCAATCTCGAACCACTCATCAGCCGTCATATCAATTCCGTACTTTTTCTTTTCCATAATTAACTCCTTTCTTTAAGTTTCTATGCAAATATACAAAACTGTTCAAAATTGAACAAATTTATAAGTCTATTTTTTTAAGAAACCTATCAAGTTCTTTTTGATTTAACACTTTGTTATCATAAATCACTCCGTTATCGGAATTCCCATCATACAATTTAACGGACTTAAATTTATCTTTCAACGGAGTTTCTATAACTTTCTTGAAAGATTCGGATGCGCCCTTATGTCCTTTTCTCGCTATTTCTGTAGGGACATACCGTTTCGTTCTCTCAAAACGTTTCTGTATTCTATCCAAAGCCGTATCAAAATCAGTTGCCACTCCTACCAAATGAACATCATAACCTTGTGCCTTCAATTCGTCAACAAGTTTTTCAAGTTTTGCCGGGTTTCCAAAAACAGCATCTTTCACAAAAGAAGATTTTTTGTGGAGATATTCTTTATCAATCTGCTTTCCTATATCCGACACTTCCTCATGCACATAAGAAGCCGCCTTCTTCGGGTCTATCCCCTTCACTCTTTCATAATCCGGTATCATATCGCGCATATCGTCCACGTCAATAACTGGGAGCTTGTCTATAGAAGGGTCTTTCTCCTTCATCTTCTTAAGATAATACCCTTTGCCCGAACCACCACCGCCAAGCATTAAGTAAGCACGCGGTTTTGTCTCAAATAGCATTTTCTTCCGATATTCAGACTTCACTTTGTTATGCACTTTAATCTGTCTGTCTCGCTTCCAAACACCGCCTTCCTTATAAAGGTCTTCCGTTGTCTTGGTTAAGTCGGCTTTCTCTTCCTCCGTAGCCTTTCTTTTCTTGTATGGCAGCCCAACAATGCCAAGCTTCCGGTTTACCGCGTTGTTCACATATACGCCTTGTTGTGCCTTCGCAATCTCCAGAAGTCCGTCATACATTTCTGGTCTTCCCAGGCTCTTTTCCAAAAGAGCCTTGTTTATATATCTTTCTAACTTTAAATCATCGAAAGTTTCCATAATTTCCTATTTGTAAAGATTTTTTAAATAATAGTCAACTGCTGGTTTCATTATAGGATTTTCGTTAAACGACTTGTATTGTGCGAACGGGTCTTCCTCGTCCTCCGGTACACCTTCCGGCTGTTGTCCTGGCTGTGAAGCTCCGAACATTTTATTCTGTTCTTCTACCTGCTTCATTCCCTGGTACACCTGGTTAAGAATGATGTCCTTTTCCGGGTCAAAGTCCCTTCCGTTATACTTCTTAAATATATCCTGCATAGAAACCATGCCGCTACTCAGTTTTTCAGAATCCAGTTTTACCTGTGCTTCTTCGTCTTCCACCTCTATTCCTGTAAATGCAAACTCATAATTTTCGTCCAGCTCGCTCACAATATACTTTGTAATGATACCCTGTAAAAATATCAATAGAGGCTTCAAACCTTTTTCACGGCTGTGCTTCAATCTTTCTCGTTGTCCGTCCTGTCCGAATATCTGCTGACTTTCCTTGAAATTAAATCCAAGTTCGGACGGGTCTATACGATATACAGAACATGTCATTATAATAAGGAATTTTATCCATTCGTTAAATTCCATATCACGATTGCTAAGTTTCTGTAAATCAACCCATTCCAAATCGATACCGTTTATAACGGGTGTGCGGTGACTGTTATAAACCCCTGCCATCGTCTGTGTCCATGCCTGCCTAAACTCTTGTAACGTACTATTTGATATGTTAGGGTTCTTTATATTGATAAACCCTTTAGGTTGTGACCCCTGGCTAAAGAAATTCGCATTATAAGAAAAGCCCCATAATATCCAGGTAATAATGTTTACCAGCGTTTCCAATTCCGACACTCCATACCCGTTTCTTCTCACATCAGACGTCTTGTTTCTGATGCCGAAACCAAGCTCCCACGGATAATACAATATCGGTTCCTTCGTTATAGGGTTATGCAGAATCATCTCTTCCCACACCATACAGTAACGCGGCAAATGTCCTTTGAATCTGTACTGCTCGAAACCTTCCCTTTGTCTGGGGTCTACGCTGTCAAGAAAACGTATCAAAGAAGCGTCCACAGCGCGGAATTTCTGCAATTCCCACATTCTGTTGCGCACCATCTCAAATGCCAACTGGTCTAATGTGAGACTGTCCGACATTATTTTACTTACAAATTCCTGCAAGCTGTCTACATTGTCCCATTTGTCCGTCCATCCTCCCTTTTCCAGGAAATCAACTATCTTTGAAATCTTTTTCTTGTCCTCATTTGTCAATTTCTCATCCCCGGTAGAAAAAAGGCTCTTCTTCTTTCTGATTGTGAAACCTTCCTTCTGCTCGTCTTCCGAAAAGTCCATAAAGTTCATTATCTGCTCCACACGTGTAGACACGATACTTTTCACTATATGAATGTCCCCCATCCGACGCAATACGGAAAAGGACAGAACCCCTTTAGAATCCTTGAATCCTCTTCCGTTACCGGATATGTCGTTAGGGTCAAAGAAAACAGACTGAATTTTTGTAGGCTGCCTGTTAATTTCTCCCAGATACAAATTAGCCTTCATTATCTCCCCTGCATCGTTTGAGTTTAACGCAGCCTGCAATTTGCTTTGGAATGCCATAGGTGCAGCCTTTTGCAGCCTGTCTATCTCTTCAATGGACAAACTCGAAAGACTTGCAACCAAATCCGGCTTTTCCGCTTTTTGTATTATCTTTCCTTTTCTCTTTCCCATCATGAATAAATTTTAAGCTCCAGCTAATTGTGTTAAAGTAACAGTCGCTGTCTTATTTCCTTCTGTTGTAGTAACCACTGCTGTTCCAGTTCTCTGTGCTCCAGTATTTGCATCCGCCACTACAGAATATTTAGTAGAACCCTTGGTAAATCCCGTACCACTCACTACAGTAGTGCAGTCAACCGTCATAGGTGAACCGTCATTCTTCCCGTTCACTTTCTTCTGCTTCTTGCTTGAAACATCGAATATCTTTGTTTCTCCTGCTGCTACAAATGAAAGTGTTGTCGGGTCTGTAGTCAATGTATATTCATAGGTAACTGTCGCTGCAAGCTGTGTTAACGTAACATTTACCGTCTTGTTGCTTTCAGTCTGTGTAATAGTAATAGAACCGTTATTATCTGTTTCTGCCTTATTTTCAGCCGCCACTATACTATAATTCTCTCCATTAGATGTTTCAGATGAAGTCTGGCTGAATCCAGTTCCGGTAATCTGTGCAGTCGTATCTACCTTCTCGACACCACCGGAAGGCTTGCCGTTGACTTTTTTCTGTCTTGTTGAAACAATTTGTAAACTCTTCGTTTCTCCAAGCGCTACAAACTGTATGGTCTGTGAGTTGGCTGTAAGTACATAATCATACGTCACTGTAGCCGCATTCTGTGTAAGTGTCACTTCCGCAGTCTTTCCACCATCCTGCGAAATAGTCGCTTTTCCTGTTCTCTGTGAGCTTCCGGTATTCTCAGAAGCTTTCAAATTGTAGTTATTTCCGCTTTCCTCATAATCGAACCCTACGCCTGCCAGTTCTATATCAGTAGGATATGTTTCTGGCTGCTGTTTTACTCCATTCAGAACTTTTGTTCTTGTAGAAGTAACAGTGACAAGTTTTTCGCCTCCTGCACCGTCGAACGTTACCGCTGTCGGGTCTACTGTAAGCGCATATTCGTAGGTTACAGTAGATGCAGCCTGGTTGCATGTAATCTGCAATGTCTTTCCGCTTTCATTCTGTTTAACCGTCACTACCGCTTTTCTTGTCGTGTTGTTGGGGTTCTCGTCAACCGTTACTTGTCCTCCACCGTCAACCTTGAATCCTGCCCCAGATATTGAGAATTCCACTGGTACGCCTTCCGGATGTCCTACTGGTTTCCCGTTCTTAAAAGACTGTTTAGAAGACGTCACCACGCACATATCATCACCTCCCTTTGCAGGGAAATTGAGTGTAGGTTCTTTAGTCTCCAATACGTATTCCACAACTTCTTGCACGTCCGACAATACCGCGCCTTCTTCTCCGAATCCTTCCGGATATGAGATAAGCTTAACAAGCGCCTTAAACGCCCATTCCTTGAACTGTCCTATATTATAAGTGTGACCGGGTTCAATCACGATACCCAGTCCCTTATAATATTCCACGTCACCATAGAGGCTTTCTGTTACAAAAACCTTCATCTGACTGTCGATACCGTCAGTTACGACAATCATCTGGTGAGCATTGTCCTCTGTTGTAAACAATAACCGTAACATAACTCCTTAATTGTTTTTGGCTACGAGTTCTTCGCGCCATGTGTTGTTGTCGGTCATTACAACCACATTCAAGTCTTCCTTTGCATCCAAACCAAGGTCAGCCAGCGTAAACGCCATAGGCTTACCGGACATAACTTTAGTAGCAATGGTCTTGCGGTCTCCTCTGATTACTCCAAATCTTTCTGCGCTTTCCTGCAAATCTACGCTATTGGGGAAATAGATATCGACATCCTTCTTTGCCGGAACACTTGTCTTGATTGTAATAACGCATGCATCGTTTTCGTTCCATTCTGCCGTTACCGCAACAATTTCATTCAATCCCTGGGGGTCGATAATCAATTCCAAATCCTTTTCTTCCGCAAATGCTACAAGTTCCTCGTGCATCACGGCTTCGCCTACATTCCATTTGAAACCAAGCTTCAAAAGCTCGGCACCGCCTTCCGGGTCCGTCACATTTCCTTTAGGGGTAATTCCGCGCGGTGATTCGGTGATGAACACTTTCTTCTGGTCGCAACTTCCGTCCGTTACCAATGTCACATCAATATTCTTGTCTTCGTCCAAAAATCTGTATAGTCTCATAATCTTTTCTTTTTTAATGGTTTTTATTTACATTCAAATACAATTTCCTGTTCCACGGAACCGTCAGCACCCAGTACGTAAACCTGGTAAATGCCTTTCAAGTCCACTTTCTGTACACCCAAATCCTTCTGACACTCGAAACCCAGATATTCGTTCTTCTCCTTCATTGTCAGAATCTTCTTGTCAACAGATACGGTGCCGATAGTTTCTGGAATGTTGGTGAACTCGCAGAACTTGTTGTTATGCTTAATACAAATCTGAGTACCTTCCGATACCTTTGCTTTGAAGTTCATCCATAACCAAGGAAAACCGTCTGCATATCCAGCCTGCCACGGATGTTCCGTCAGATAGGATTCGGGGAGAATACTGTTATAGTCCTCCTCACTGTTGATAATTCCACTATTAGGGTCCATCTTAATAGGCAAGGAATAGGAAGGAATTGCCTCTATCTCCTGTTGCAAAGCCTCGAAATTTCCCTGTAAGCCTTGTGCAACCTGTGCCCCAGTATCACCGTCCTGTATTTGATAAAACGCTACTTTTTTCATAATCTCTAAAATTTGAATTTTAAATCATTGTACCACACGAAATTGTCACGCCAAATATTGTCTGTAGAGAAAATGGTCTGTCCCATTCTCCAAACTCCGTCTTTCATCCATTTGCCTAAGTTGTCCCAAATTCCTTTGGTAAGTACCCATACTGCCGGAATACTGAACTTCCCTCCAGAAATCCAATAGTTGCGCATATTCCATTTATCGTTGTCCAGTACCCATACCTTCTTCACCTTCGGTGGCATTTTCTGTGAAGTACCACCGCCTGCGCCTCCTCCAAAGTATGTACCGGGATTTTCCTCTGTTCCAACCCTTGAATAGGTTCCTGGCAAATAATCACCTTGTGCCATAATCATTCTCCTTTCATTTCCTTTATCGCCTTCGGTTTCTTGTCTCCGAATTCGTCGAAATCAGACAGATATTTTCTAATTCTCTGAGGTACCAAAGTAGGGCTTACCTTTGCCGCGTTCTCCACGATTGAGATTGATTCTCGTATTATAAGCGCGTTACACACCACGGCACGGAACCATGTGTATATCTCCACATTGCCGCCTTCCACCGTAAAGTTCCCCATCACATGCGAAACAATCAGAATAGCGGAATAAATGAAAAGCTTTGTGATAATCATTGAAAAGCCCTTGCTTGAAAAGTCCTTGTTCTTGATATGATATACCCAGCTTACAAGTGTGTCTATCACTATAAGAATCATTAGGTATTTCAAGAACTCCCAGTCCCGAAACACATATTTCTCAATGAAGGGTGCTGTGTTGGAAAAAGAGATAGGTATGCTCAACAACACGGGAAAATATAAACTCATTACGTATTCCCTTATTTTATGTAGTTTTCCCATAATCATATGCGACGGAATTTTAGGAAATTGTATATGCAATGTGTACAAGTTTACTTGGTGAGGCTTCCGGATATTTCTTTTTCAGATAGTCATAGCGTTCTCTGATAACGTTCTCTGCCTCTTTAGGGTTGTGCCCCGACTTTGCGGCCGCAGCCACGAGTTTTTCAACTGTAGGGAAACCGCCTTTCTTTTCTTTCGGCTTCTCCTCCTTCGCAGTCTCCTTTGTCTTGATTCCCTGGCGACGTACCCAGCCGTTAGCGGTCTTCACATATTCTTTCCCTCCCCAGCTTTTTACGGTTCCGATAGGTTCACCCTTCCGTGCCTTCTCTATATCGTCAGATACGCACATTCCGGCTATGCCCTTGAAAATGTTTAGAGGGGTTTCCTTGTATCGCAACATGTCCCGATTCTCGGACATTGATTTGAAAATTCCTTCCTTTCCCGGTATCACTTCCACTTGTGAGGGTCTTATGAACATGGGTTCTTCCTCGTAAATGTCATTCAGCACTTTAACCGTTTCCAGTGATTTCCAGTCCGCAGCCGCACATGCTTTCTCGAACTCGTCCATCTCGTTGTTTTCTGACTTGTTCAAAACATCAGTAGCAAAAGCCGCTACCTGCTTTGCGGTGAACGCTTCGTAGTCGTTGTCAATGAGAAATTGTTCAAATTGTGCACGTCCGAACACTTTCTCTTCTTTTCTATTATTATCCATGAATAATGCCTTTTTAAGTTATAACGAAATTGCAATTACAACGGTAAAAATAGGCATTATCAGTCAAATAACCAAGCTTTTAACTTGAATATTTATCCAATACCGGGTATTTGTACTTCGCGCGGATAGGGTTTGTCTTTATATACTTCCGTCTTCTGTTTTCTACCCGTTTCCTGGTCCTTTCGGCTTTCGCCAAAGCCTTTTCTATCTGTTCGCGTCGCTTCTCGTCGCGTTCTTTCCGGTCGCGTATCATCTGTTCTGCGTACAGTTCTACGTCCTCGGTCTCATAGTCATTGTATATGTATTCACTTACCGTTTCCATACTCTATATGCTTCAAATTCATTAGGGTTGTAATTTTCGTATTCGGGTGCCTCGTGACAGCGATATTTCGCCACCAAATCAATTCTGCCGTTTTCTTCAACCTCCCTTTGTATTTCAGACTTATAAAGACGTTCCTTTTCTTCTTCTATTTCCTTTTCCTTCTCGAAATTGTCCTCCCAGTATTCCAAGTTCTTTTTTAGGGTGTAATAAAAACTCAACCTCTTTTTGCACGGCAATTCCTTTTCTCCACACGTTACAGTAGCACTTCTTTTTGCTATTCTATTGAACTCCTTGTCTTCCCACAAATAACCCTTTTCTTTTCTGAACCAAACTCTTTTGAGATAATAAACAGAATCCTTTACCCTTGAAACACCTTCCTTAATCTTCTCGAATCTTCTTGCAAACATATTCTTCCATTCTTCCCTGTCCGGCAATGCTATTGTATAGTTATTCAAATTAGGGTTGTATCTCATTGATTTAGTCGCCTTTTCCGGCTTCATGTATACTCTTTCTCCAAAAATCTCTTTCAATGCCTTTATAAACTTTCTCACTGTGTCTACACTGCATTTCATACGGCTTGCAATACGTTTAGGGCTTTCATAGAATGATACTTCGCAATTGTTCCATTTTATTGCCTCTAATGCGTGCTTATGCGCCATCTTTACAGCCTTTTCATAAACCTTGTCATAATCCGATTCCTTCCAGTCCTCGTTATTGTACAGCCATTCAACTATCTTTAAAATCTCGTCTTTCTTTGATTCCTCGTCATTCCATACGTCCAAATTGTACTCTGCAATCTCTTTACAATACTTGTAATATCTTATCTTCTTTGAAATGTAATTCAATATCCTTGTAAAAATAGGAGACCATTTTACCCCTTTCTCCTTAATCACATAACGCAAATAATCGGGTAAATACATCTCTTCCGTTACATCCTTGAAATCCTTGTTTATGATTGTGCATACATCCTTTTCGGGAAATTTAATATAGTCATTCAGTCTTAAAAACTTGATATAATCCTTCGCTTTTCTGTAGGAAATACCCACTTCTTCCGCAATCTTCAATGACAGTTCTTGTGTAGTAAAACTTCTTTTCCAAAACGTCTTATACTGATATTTTTTCTGATTTCTCTTGCAATACTTGTTGTTTATCAATCTAATAGCGCACAATACGCAGCAATACTCGTAATCCTGGATAGTATGTATACTCTTCAAATCCTTAATAGGAGACTTAATCTTTTTTGAAATGTCCTGGCATGATGCCGATTTTTCTGTATCTTTTTTCATACACTTCTCTTTAATTTCTCACTCTACAAATACCATTTTGGTTTTATGTCTTGCTTAAGGACACCCACTAATTTTAGCTTCTTTCTTGCTAAACAAAAACAAAGAAAAAGGGGATTTTTCAAAAAGAAGCTAATGTTTAGTGAGAAAACTAAAGAGTAACCCCTTTTTCTTTTGCGGCCCCAAATCTTCATCAGACCTTAGCCGCTATGTTTAAGCACTGCAAACATAGGGATAAATTTTCAATCCACAAAATTTTTTCGAGAAAATTTTGCCGGGCGCGCCTTTTTCCCAAAATCCCTTCTTGTTTTCGTCTTCTTTCTTTCGCTTCGTCTCCCCTTTCTGTTTTTACTTCCGTTAACACTTTCCATATCTCACTTTATCCCCCTTCCCCATTTTTCACTCTTTCCCCTTCCTCCCCCAAACCCCCTATTGCTATATTGCAGTTCCTCCTCCTATTAATATACCCGTAAGGGTAAAAGAAGAAAGGGAACTACGTACCCCTTTAGGGGTTAGATAATACCCTTATGGTAAAATGTCAAAGTGTTGATTTCCAGATAGTTATAAATAGTAATAAATATTGACAGAAATTTCCTCGAAAAAGCCTACCTTTACACGTGTTTAATCTTAAAAATTGTAAAATCATGAAGGTAATTTATGAATCGAAAATTGCGAAAATTATCATCCCGAATTTTTCCGCAATCCTAATTTTTTGCTGGCTGTTATGCAAGAAAATGAAAGAGTATTATGACGAAGAATTCCTAAAACATGAAGAAACGCATTCCTATCAATGGAAATCATTAATGATACCGGGTACCGTGCTTTTTAGCGGTCTTGCAGGCATTTTCTCGTGTCCCTGGTTACTTCTACTTATCCCGTTGACGTTCTATCTGTATTACGCCCTGGAATGGCTTGTACGTGTAATAGGAACCTTAATCAAGTATCACCCTGGTTTCAGTGGCGGTATAAAGAAATGGATTAAGAGAATCCAGGCTATAAACCATGATTGTTACCACGCAATCGTGTTTGAACAAGAAGCCAATGCTGTAGAAAAAGGACTGGTAGATTATGGTTTTTTGTCATTCTTCAAGTATTATTAACTCGATTGTCAAGATTTAGAAAAAGAAAAGGGACGTTGTGAAACGTCCCAGTCTGTCGGGTTTCGCTAAACCCAGGTTCTCATACTACAAAACAAAATTGAATAATTATACAAATTGAATGTATATTTATGCAATAATTTTCTTTATGGAAATCGCGTTCTGCTTGATATTCCCGATTTTCCGAATAACCTCATTAGTGGAAATATCCCTATAGGAAGAAAGAATTTCCGAAAGTTCGGCAATCTTATCCACAATCACATTCATTTCCTGTAACCGTTGCCAGCTTATGGAGACGGAAAAATGATTTTTAATAAACTCGTCACGGGCTGTTCTTGCTTCTTCCACGGTACGGAAATAACCGATATTGTACTTCTTCTTTTCAACCTCTATTATAACCCGGTACGGCTTGTTTTTGGACCGTTTGTCATAATAGTAAATATATCGGTCACTTCTCGGCTTCATCGTCTTCTTTCTTTTCGGGAACCGGGATAGGTCCCAGGCAGTGAACAAAGATGGCTGTGATAAACGGGGAAATGATAAGTGCCAGAAGCATCCATACACCGAAACTTCTGTTCATCCTTTCTGCCGTAGAACCTACCTCGGCACACAGCATGAGATGAACGATAAAAATAATGATAGTTAAAAATACGATACCTGCATTCATAGTCTAATCCTCCTTTATTTAAATTCGTTGATAATTTTTACTGCATTTTCTTTCAGACTTTCTTCATTTGTCTCGTTTCCCATTTCCTTGCTGATTAGGGATAATGTGCCATCCAGGTTCTTTCTGTATACGGCAATCATACTCATACTTTCTCCTTTTGCCGGGTCATATACTACCCGGTAGTTTCCTTTGCTTAATGTTCTCATTTTAAAATAGTGTTTATGACGTTGTTAATAGTAAATTCTTCAATCTCTTTTATGTCCTTTTCAGAGCACAAATTCTTGTTTTCGGTATATTCTATGATATTGCCGTAAAGAATGTCTATAGGGGACGGAAAACGGCTTATTTCTGCCACTTTCCATATTCCGAACTTGACTGTTACATATACCTCGTATGAATCGGGGTTCTTGAAAAAGTCTATATTTGCCATGATTGTAAAGATTTTATTTGTTTGACAATTATCAATTAATAAGGAAGACCATAATTGTTACGGTAAACTTCTACCAAAGAAATATTTACGTTTGGATAACCTTTAGTGTTATAGGATTTCTTGGCATAATAGAGACGGACACCGACAAAACGTTCTTTCATCATTTCGTAATTATTCTTTGCATCTTCGATGTTCTTGAAAAACTCTACATAATCATTTCCCATGCTAACCGCAAAACCTCTGATAACTTTAATTTCATTTTCCATAACCTTATCTTTTTATTTGTTTGACCTAATTAGCTGTCTCCTTTAAGAAGACATTGCAAATATAAAACCTTATTTAGACATAAGCAAGTGCGTATGTCATTTTAACATAAGATTAACATATAATCCCCAAATAAAACACCCGGAAACATTCTTTCGCGAAGAGCGTAACCGGGTGTCAGTCAAACAAATATTTAAATTAGAGAAAGAAGGTTCTAAACGATTTCCGGCTGAAAGTATGTCGGGTAATCCCAATCCTTGATAAGCTCCTTAAGCTCCTTCCAGGGAATGAAAATGGTGTGAGATTCGATAGCCGCTTTCTTGTCACCAGTCCAGTAGATGGAAGAAAAAACCGGGTTCTTGGACTGCACTATACTTTCTGTCGTCCGTCCTCCCATGTCTTCGATAAGCTTACTATATCCGAAATAGCTGATGTTCCGTCCCAGGACAAGACAAAGGATATCGCCTGTCTTGCATTTTAGGGCGCGTGAAATGGATGCTTTGTCTTCGTCGCTTATATTGTCATCATCACGAAGCAAGAAAAGTTTATTGGAAATACAGAGCCAGTTTATATATTGGCACCCTTTTTTGTATGTAAATTCGTTTTTCTTTGCCATTATATCAAATCTTTATAATCGTCTTCCATTCTTTTTATCTCGTTCGTCAATTCCTGGCTTAAATGGAATAGGAACTGTTTCTGGTTGTCTTCCATCTCGTCCTCGTTACAACTCATCTTTCGGGAAAGCTGGTCCAGATACCGGATAAACCGCTTTCTCTGGATAAGGTCTATATAGGAGACCACATAAAGAAGAGCGTCCATTCTTTTCTGAATTCCCGTAACCGTCCCTATACACCACAAAAGGAGAGTGATAAGGACTACCGTAAGAACAATCAAACACACAAAAATCGCTGTTATCATAGCTGCAAATATATGAAAATAAAACAAATAATTAATACTAAAGAACGTTCAAATTTTCGTTCTTGTCAATATATACGGGTCTTGAAACAAGGGAACAAGGAGAAATGACAATGTATTTTCCCGGACGTACCTTTCGCAGCGTCATTCCCCGGTATTCGATAATCTGTCCGACCCATATGTAACCTTCCTTCTTAATCATCGAGAACCGATTTAACTGCAAACAACTTGGTAGCCGCTTCTTCCTTGGTCTGGAAATAGTTAAGGTTTTTGTACCGTAAATTGTCCGATTCGTTTTCTTCCTCTGTAGTCTTACATATCACAAAACGGTTCCAGTCAATATAGTAATAGGAATTGCTGATTTTGGCACGCCAGCGAAGCTTTTTAAAGCATTTTTCTTTCTCGTCATAGTATAAGTTGTTTTCAGAAAGAACTTTGTACATACGTTCTTTTTCTTCTTCTGTAGAAAATCTGAAAGATGGGATAAAATTATAGTAAGATAATGACATTCCAGTTTTAAGAAAATGTAATTCATTATTTCGTAAATAAACATGATAAAATACTTTAGAAATATCTTCTTTACATTTGCGTTCTCTATATATCATTATCGTACCGTCTTCATGTGTCAGACAGTCACCGTCTTCCAGTTTTGTAAGAGTACAATCTTCATCATGAATAGACAAGAATTTCCCGTCTTTGTCGCATAAAACCTTTTTCATAATTGTAAAATATTTTTATTAGAAAACATAATTAATCAAATCAGAAAGCCAGGACAAGAATTGTATCATTCCGAAGAAAAGAAGGGTACAAGTGAGTGCACCTACTCCGTACCAGAAACGTACCCACCATTCACGATATTTAGCTTTCAATACTTTATTACCGAAACGACCGTGAAAGAAATTTATAAGCTGCTTTTTCATAATATAAAGAATTTTAGAATTCGACAAGAAAAAGACGTTTACCGCTTTCCTTTTCACTGACCCACATATGGTTGGAACCGAAATCGTAATCAAAAAGTGACTTGAATGTAACCGGATATCCAAAGGATTTCATTGCGTCTCTAACAGATTTATCTATACTTTCTTTTAGGATTTCAATCCATTTAAGGTTGAATTCCTTTTCTTCCGGGGAATTGGTTTCATTCTCCTTCTTTAGCTGTGCTATCAGCAAGCATATTTCTTTTATATCCATATTATTTGTTTTATTGGTAGCCCGAAGGCTACCGGATTAAATTTAGAACATTATTACTATTTCACCGTTTTTATAGCCAAGACAAGACCCCTTCTCAATGGCTTCTTCCAGTGTCTTTACTTCAAACAGCACTTTCTTTTTCTCATAATCCAAACCGTAGTAACTTACTGTTTTGTTATTGGCGTTAATTCCGTTTTTGTGTATTTCCAAAAGTTTCATATTTCTTTAATTTTTATTTGTTCAACATTTCGATTTGTCTTTGAAGGAGTTTAGCGCGGTTCTGCTCATTCTCTGCAAACTCCACATTCCCGATAGACTTATAGAACTCCACATTTTCAAGTGCCTCGGCAAGTGCTTGTTGTTTCTTGGAAATCATAGAGGAGATTTCGTTATTATTACCTCTCTTCATCATCTCTTCCATTTCCGTACCTCTCACCTTGTAAAATTCTGCTTTCATAACCTTATTTCTTTTAATTTGTTTGACCTTGTTTCCTTATCACATTGCAAATATAGGTACTTAATCAGACATACGCAAGTGCGTATGTGCTTTTAACATAAGATTAACATAACCTTTCTTTCAGTGACATTATATTTTTTAGAAATAGAAGAAAATGGTATGTGATTATCAGACAGTTAACACTAACTCTGAAAATTGTGTTGTTTTTCGGTGTACAATAAAATAAGGAAAATGAAAAACCGGGAACCGGACAAAACACCCGAAATTCCCGGCATCCCGAAAACAATCAAATTACCTCATTGCTGACCCAATCACCAGAACTCGCTATCTCTTCCTCGTCCATCAAAGGATAGGGGTAGTAGGATACATAATTATTTCAATTTAAATTTACAAATGATAAAAATACGAAATTTGCAAAATCGCGGCTACAGCATACTGTAGTATCGATTGCCCTATAAGGGAGAATACTTTCTGAATATAGTAAAATATATTTACGCATTAAATAGCGTCACTTTCTTGCCGTTGCATAGGTCCATAGTGTCTACATGCAGCCAATTAACACCGTCTTCCAGTCTGATAGGATAAGGAAGCTTGTCGGAATCGTCCACAATGATTTTCCGTGCCGCTTCCGCTTCCATACCGGACACAGTAATATCGAATGCGCGACCTAATGCGTGCGCGCTCATATACGGCTTTTCAAGCATTGTCTTTTCCTTGCATAGAACACACACATTGCATCGTAAACCGCGCTGGGAATAGCTGCCTCCGTTCTTCCAGTTGTTGATAATGAAGGGTTTGCATAGGATTTCCTCCCTCAATACAAGGAGCGTCTCCAGTGCTTCGGTCGTGAAAAAGCTCCATATCTGCGATTCTGAATACTTGTTATACACGTGGGGGCATGCAAGTTCGGGAAGCGTGAAATACTTTCCCAGTCTTCTGATAATCTCTTTTCTTTCCATAATGATACAAAATTTGAATAAAAATAGGGGTTGCAGCCATTTAAACCGGGCTTTCACCCCCAGCCATAACAGACTTGCAACCCCTTACCGCCTTTGTTAACCTTTAAATACAACTGCGATACAACCTTACCAGTTAATTATCACGATAGCAAAGATAGTGTTTTTATCTCAAAAATAAGCTAAAGTTCAGAAAATAATCGCTCGCACTCTTCCAACTCCTTTTTCATTCTTTCTTTTATAAGCGGAAAATAGGTTTTCGCTATATCCTCGTCAATATAGAAATAGGAATCATAAGAGTTCGTTATTTGTATCTTTCCCTCTATCTCAAACCTGGAAATTCGCTCTAATTGGTCTTTCAAATATTCGATTTTATCGTGTAGCCTATTTGCTTCCTTTAATTTCGACTTGTCCATAACTGCTTGATAATAAAGCCCCATTTCGGGGCTTTTGTGAAAATAATAAGTATATAGAAAGATTTATTCTACAATTTCCGCATCACTTTCCGGCTCGTATTCCTTCTTTTCTTTTTCTTGGATAGGGGCGTTCTTCCATTGGTCTATGAAGTGCTCGATTACACGACGTCCATCAGTCACAACCTTTTCCAGTTTCTCGTCCGGTTCCAACAATTCATCTGCCATTGCTGCGGCTATGTGCTTTGCCTTCATCACCTCTTCCACCAAATCACTGTCTATCAGTTCACCCAGGCTTTTCTTTGTCAATAGGTTGAATGTCAGTCCTTCGATAATCTGTTTTCTCTTCGACATTGCATTGAGCATTGCATTCATACGTGGAGCGAACTGTTCCGGCTTCATGTTCTCGAAGCTCTTATCGTCGAATCCCTCGAACTTGGATGCTGCCAGGAATGCTACCTCATATTCCTTTGGTGTCATTACCACGCCTGCCTGCAAGCATTCTGTACAGAACAAAATGTACTTCACGTTGTTTCTCAAATCTTTTTCCATAATCTTTTGTCTTTTAATATGTTGGTTATTATTCTATTGTCTGGAACATTTTCCCGGTCTCCGTGTCCTTCCAGGTTATTATCATATTCTTTCCTGCCTTGACGCTTACAAGCTCTACATGCACCATATTGCCGTTCTCGTCCTTTATATAGTGTTCCGGTTCATATTCCTTGTCATATTCCCGATATTTCTCTACAAATGTGTCATAGCCTATTATCTCAAAGTTATCTTCCCATGACGATATCTGGATAACCATAGATTCTATATTCCCGTCAACCACGTTTGATGATGCTTGGTACGACATTCTCAGTTCTTCCAGTGCATCCAATACTTCCGTTATTCTCAGATTGTAGTCCTCGTATGCCTCTATGCAAGGTGCAAAATCTATGAGCTTGTTCTTTAGGTATTCCTTGAATTCCTTTTCTCTTTTCATGATGTTGTCTTTTTATGATTGTTCCACATTGTACAATGATACAAGAACCGTGCCAGGACACGTCTTGCGTCCATATCGGCTTCCATATATCCTTCCCATTTCGCAAATTAACAATTATAGGTTGACGATTTATAATATTGTTTATATAGGGGTCGGATATAACAACCCTTTCTTTTCCTTTATGGTGCAGTCCGTGTTCCCTTTCCGGTTCTTCTTATCATTGCTTTTCCTCCTTGACACTCTTCATTACCATTGTAACAAATGTATAACGGGTTAATAATAAAATATGGTCTGTAAGGTATCGTGGAGGGTGTTTCTCTCTTTTTATTTCTCCTTGTATATCCCGGTCACAACCCTTTCTTCGTCCGTTATGAATAGGGTCTTTTGTTCCTTTGATTCGTACACCCTTTCCGACAGTCTTCTTACCGGGTATGTGTTGCCGTTGCTGTCCTTGATGGTGTACATTATTTTGTTTCCTTTCTTGAAATCCGGTTCCTTGGATTGCTTCTCGTTGTCCTTCGTTACCCACTTGTTGCATATATATAGGAGGCGCACCGCTTTCCGGAACACATAGAAATCGTCCTTGTCTATCATTACCCCTTCCTTGTTTCCGAATCCAATTGAATAGACCATTCTTTCCATGTCGTATACCTTATGCAGGAGCTTTGTTAGGGTATGGGTGAGATGGAAGATTGTTTCACTAATCATGTTTTCCGTGTCTTCTTCTTCCTTTATTTCAATCGTTGTCTCCTTGTTTATGAATGGGTCCAGTACGTCAATCATGCCGGACATCACGTCAGTAATAAACTGTCTTGCAGAATGTCTTACACATGGTATGCTGCCCTTTTCTTCTATGAGTATCACATCTTCCCCCTCTTTATAGACTGCATTCATGCTGAGTTCCGTTATGCACATCAATGTGGCCATATCGGTTCCCTTGATTATATACGTGTCTCCGTACTTATGCTTTAGCTTGTATATAGCATTGTTCATTCTCTGTTCAAACATCTTTGTCTCTTTCCTTTCTCCTTCTTCTATCCCCCTGTAGAAATCACTGAGGAATTGTTCCACGTGGAACAATGGACTTTTTGCTGTTTGTTCTCCTATCAATATAGCAGTAATCTGTTTTGATTTAGAGACTGTTAAGTCCATTAAATCGCAAATATTGAATACTTTATTGATACTGTTTTCTGTACAGCACACCAGAATACTGTTATCGTACTTTTTCTGGAATTCTTCTCTATCCATAATCTTTTTATTTTTAAGTTTCGTAAAATATCTATATTGATTGTCAAGAAAATAGGGGCTACTTCAATTTTCACCCCTTCTTTCCGTGTACTTAATAATTTGCGACCCTTTGTCGGGTATTGGCTACAAAAGTCTTGTTGTTTCCGGCAAGCTTTATCGGACCCAGGTTCTCCCAGTCACCGTTTGCCCATGTTTTCGTTATGATGGAATCTATGTACTTGTCCATATTCTCCTTGATAAGCTTCTTTGCAGGTGCCAGGGAATGGAAGGTGAACATAGGGCTTGTCTTTTCGCAGTCCACGTCATATTCCCACTTTTTCAATTCCTTGTTGAATCTGTCACCCTTGTACTTTATTGTTACTGGTTCACTGAAATATACTGTATAGGTCTTCATTTTGTTCTGCTTTTTTGCTGGTTATTGATTATCTGTAATATTGTTCCCTTGCTGCCTTCGCTATCGCTTCCCCGTATTCTTCCGGGCTTGCCAGGTAAGGTATCTTGAAAAGTTCCGATACGAGTTCGAGCTTTTCCTTGTTTGTCATTCTCTTTGCTATGTCCTTTACGAGAGTTACTCCGTTCATGTCTACATATTCCTTGTATGCTTCATGGAGTTCTCCGCGTTCGTCCAAATCGTCTATCATCCTTCTTGTAGAAATACATCTCAGTATCTCTCTGATATATACGTGGTAGTCTTCGCTTTTTTTTATCACATCATAGACCGGGTCAAATGAATTCATGTCTATGAAATCCATCACCTTTTCTGCGATTTTCTTTCCTTCCAGTTTTACTTTAGGGCTTGCCATAATCTTTTGTTTTTATTTGTTTGACATCTTGTTTCTTATCACATTGCAAATATAAGACCTTATTTAGACATAAGCAAGTGCTTATGTGCTTTTAACATATAATTAACATATAAAAGGATATAATAAAAGCCAGCTATTTATCACAAACTGCTGGCTGTCAATTAGATATTAACTACTAATACTCAAAAAATGAACATAAAGTTTTTTCGTTTGATTTTAAATCTCGTAGTCCACATCCCATGTTATCGAATCCAAAGATACGAATTTATACCCGGTTTCCTCTTCCAGGACTGATTTTATTTTCTCTACTTCCTTGTCTGTAGGAGGAACCTGCATTATTTCCACATCCATAGGCACATGTACCTGTACCGTTGTGTCCTCGTCCATTCTCATTGTTGCGATTGCTACTATCATACTATTTATTATTATAGGGTTAATTAATCGTTGTTTTCTTCCGGTATCGGTTCGTTCTGCATCCATTTCACATACAGTTTTTCCATGCACATGTCAATTTCTTTCAATGCCTGTTGTTCGGTCAGACCGTATTCTTTTGTAAGTCTTTCCATTACGCATTTTATTACTTCCTCAACATATATCTTTATCATAACTATTTGGTTTTTAATTGTTTAAAATAGGCATACTATTTATCACAAACCGTACACCATGTGAATTTTGAAAATCATAAATTAACTAAAAGTCAAAACAAAATGTAATTATTTCTTTCCGATTTCAACACCTTTCATCTGTCGTAGGCGGTTAAGAAGCCGTTCTCTTGTCTTTGATTTGGACGGTTCTTCAATTATTTCGGCCTCAACTACTTCGGGTATCATTTCTTCCACGAATTTTTTGTTTTCTTTCTCTATTTCTCCCCAGTCATACGTTTTTATGAGTGCTCCAGGAAGCATCACCTTTTCGGAACCCAATACCGGGTTGCTTGCAAATCCGTTGAAGTCCTTGTAATAGGAGGTGCAAAGCTGGTGCATCAGTATTTCGGGTCTTATTCCCGATTTTGCGGCTACCATACCCACTATTAGACTGTTTACGGGGATGTCTCGCATTACGCGGCTTATGTTCTCTTCACCATGCAGGGTTGCGTTTATGTCTATTTTCCCGTCAACTGTAAGTTTAATTTCATTACCTTTTACTTCCTTCCGTGCGGCTTCCAACAAAGCGCGTATTTCCTTTAGGATATTGAGTGCACTTCCCACGTTTCCTTTGCTCCAGAACTCTTCATATTTGAGCTGCAAGTCTGTCATACAGTCATTTATGATTTCCAGTCTTCCGGCTTCCGTTGCCACCTTATAGCGGTCAGAACGCATCACGTACTTGCTTTGCCTTGCCTCTATGAGTGACTTGTGATTGTTGAAAAATTTTACCAAATCTTCTTCTCCCAGCGAATAACCTTCCTTTTTCCGGATAATTTTAATAATATCCTTGGGGTTGTGCATGGAGCCGAACAAGTCCAGTAACATAGGGGTGAGTTTGGCAAGTGCCTTTGCTTTGTCGTTATGCAAGTCGAAAGCATGGAAATACTCACTCTTTACCCTGTGGAACTTGGCAAGAAGGGGCAACATCACATTTGTACGAATTTCTGTAGCGTCGTTTATTGCTTCCTGGGATGCTCCGCGTTTCGCCATGATACCCTTTATATTGACAAGCTTAAGGTCTATCACATAGGTATAACCTTCGTTCCCCTCATACTGCATAAAACGGTCCGGGTGTTCGTCAAGCTCCCTTCTTACCATCTCATAAGCTACGTACTTGTCTTGCATGTAGGGTGAAGCGATTAAAACGAAATCGGGCGCATCTTTTAGAATGTCCTCTTTAGTATATTCTATCTTTTTTGCCATATATAGAAGTTTTACCCACAAAGGTAAGTTTTAATAGGGAAATAAGCAATAGTTTATTTGCCAAATTAATACCATGTACACGAAACCAAAACTTCTTCCTTTTCCTGTTCAACAAATGAAACCTCCGGTTCCACATTTTCACTGATTGTTGATTCAAACCATAGTATTTCTTCCGGCTTCGCTGTCATATCCGGTTCCGCAAATTTTTCTCTGTCCATCGTAATACATTTCTATTTCGTTTTCTGCTAATGTAAGTTCCCACGGCTGTAACAACAAGTCCATTTTCATAACTTTGCATTGAGGCATCCATACCCTATCATTATTATACTTCACGTTCTGGACTGCGTGCACATCCACTTCGACAAAATAGCGGTTCTCCTTTCCGATAACAACGGGTTCAAAATTGACCGCATAGCATGCCATCTTATGTACAAAATCTTTTTTGTCCTTGTATTCCAGGACGAAGTTGCATATAAACCCGTCGTTATTGTCGTTATAAGTCTTCGTAACCTTCTTTTGATAGAGGTAAGCGATTATTTTCTGTATCATTCTTTAGTTCCTTTTTATTGTTTTCCACGATACCCTGTATCAAATATCTTTGATATGCGCTAAAAATAAACCTGTCCAATAAAGGGCACGAATCGTTGTTTTCGTATCTCTGTGTATGATTCAGAATAAAGCTGTCGTCCGTGTTTTCCGTTTCGTACACGACACGTTCTTTATTGTTGTCATTGTCCCTATAGGCAATACTTGTCTTTACCTTGTATTCTTCATCTTCTCCTTCCGACTGAATGTTTATTGTTATTGTCTCATTCAGTTTATACCTTGTTGGGCTTAAAGTATGTTTCAATTTTTCAATACTTATATATTGATACGAACGGTTAAGGGGCGAATTAATTATAATCACATCTTCCTTGTCTATCTTGTGCCATCCGCAACTTTCATTGGAATATGAAACAATGGCATTTCCCGTCTTTCTGTTGTACCCTACAAGCATAGAGACACGTCCCATGTCCACCTCTTTCCCGATATGATTTTTAATATACGCTACCGCTTTAGCAATAAATTCGCCTTCTTTTGTGGGGATAGCTACATGTCCTCCCATCACATAATCCCACTTCAAATAGTAATATTCTTTGGGGAAATAGAGGGGGTGAATAATCTTTACAAAAATTTCATCATCATAACCTCCATATCTCACTCCCCATTCTATAAGGACTTCACTGTTCGTTATATCCACTTCCTTTTCATCCGCTATTTCCTGCAATTGCTGCAATACTTGTTCCGGTGTGTATTTACATATAAGCTTGCTACTGTATATGTATTTCCCATTATATTTTCTTCCTACCCTTGCATGTTTTTCAAACGGCAAATGAATAGAGTTTTCCGGTCTGCTTACCGTCTCTTTGAAAATTCTTTCTATGTCTTCTACTTTCATAATCTATTGTTTTAAATATCCCAATCTTTTAACGCCATTTCCAGGCATTGGCTTATACTTAATTTCGGGTCTTCCTTTAGGTATTCAAGCGCTGTAACAGCTACTTCCGGTTCAAGTCCGTATCTGCTTGCCTTTATCATGCACTCCAACCAATAGGTTCTTTCTTCTGTGTAGGTCATTCTTTATCCTCCTTATACTTTTCTACCAATTCCAGGTTCTGCGGTATAAACGCTCTTTGTTCACCGTCTATCTTCAAATGATAATAGCGGTTACTTTCCGTTCCGCATATACTTGCCACTTCTGTAATCTGTCCGATTAGCATCATATCAGAACAATGGAGTATCTTTACCTTGTCGCCTACTCCGAATTTCTTAGTTTTCATAATTCTTTTCTACTTTATAGTTAAATGCTTCCAAAAATGATTCTACCACCATCTTGTTAAGTATTTGTTCTCCCTGGTGTATATAGATAGGAATAAGATGGTGTTTCTGGCACCACATATCCATCATTTTAGATTCTGCAAACTGCCACAGAAGCTTTTCATAGCTTTCTTCCGTATGCACCTGGGTTTCTCCTTTGGGGTTGGTTATTCTTATCATAGTATTGTAATTGTGAAGGGCTTTTAAAAGCCCTTCTTGTTATAAATTCAAACAACAAACAGACATATCGCATTCCTCGTCGTATTCGTAGCCAAAAAGTTTTCCTTTGAAGTAGTTCTGCAATCTTTCAAATGCGCTTTTGTTTTCTTCATCCCAAGCTATCGTTATCATGTTAACACGGGCAAAAGTTATTTCAACACTAACTTTTGCAACCTTTGAAAGAGTGTTTTCTAACATTTGTTTCTTGGCTTTAAATACTGAATTCATAATCTTATCTTTTTGTTGTTTGACTTATCGTTTTCCTTATCACACCACAAAGATAATATTATATTATGACATACGCAATAGCTTATGTGCTTTTAACATATAATTAACATATCAGTCCTTTTCCACATATTCGATTATAGGAGTTTCCTCTACCTTCGTCAGTCTGCATTCACCCACAAGGTCTTGCATGTATTCCAACGCTTTAGTAGAGGCTTTTATAAAGTCCTCATGCTGTTGCAATATAACCAGCTTGTATTGTTTCAGCTTTCCAGAAACGGTTACCTCACTGTATACGCCCGTGCACTTGTACCATCTTCCCCCGTGTTTTTCGTTGCGCTTCACCGAATCCACAATCACCTCTTTAATAGGAGATATGGCAAAGTCCGCATCTATATTGAATATCCCGTACCCAGTTGCCATTGTTTCAGCGTCCATGTAATTTTCCGCTTGTACGGCTATGACATCGACAAACTTTTTATAATTACCGTTTGTCGAATTCGGGTCCGGTGCCATATAGGTAAACGTACATTCAAATATCATTCTTTCCCCTCCTCTTCCTGTTTGAGACAAAGCACGCATATAGGGACTGCCGGATATTGGCATACAAGCGGAATACAAGCCGTTTCCGCGTTTCTGTTCTTCCCTCTTATCCTTCGTATCAAATCATTGAATTCTTCTTTTTCCACGAAAAGATATAAAGGATGTACCTTATAATCCTTATCCTTCTGTATCATTATCTTCTGCTGTTCCATGTGGATATTCAGCATTTCCTGGGTCGGCAAATGGTCCTCCAATCCCGTTACTTTATTTGCACACACAAGTGATACACTCTTTCCCGGTTCTATTACGGGAATATACATTTTCGGCTTTTTCATAACTTCATATATTTACCTTTGTCAATTCTTTTTACTTCTCCTTTACTCATTTTCTTTAATAGGAAGTGGTCTATTCCACTTCTAACGGAACCAGGGTGGAAATCCTTTATCTTGGTGATTAATTCAATCCGACAAAATTCGGTTCCTGGTTTCATCCGCTTAAATTCGCGGTCTATTTCCGTATATACGGTTTTCTTAGGTTCATCGTCAAACATTGCAATATACAAGCTCCTTTCTTGCTCTGGTTATAGCCACAAACAATAAACATTTTTCATTATATAATGCTTCTTCCGTATTCGCATACTTGCTGGGAATCAAACTCCTGTTCAGCAAGAAAACACGGTCTGCCTCCAGTCCTTTAGACTTGTGGATAGTGGATAATACGATACCTTCCGTATCGTCCTTATATATCTCCTTTATATTGTCTTCCAACTTCTTCATATCTCCCCAGTTCTTGTAAAGCATTTTCAATATAGTACACTTTTCAAGAAGGGTTACATAGGAAGGGTTATTTTTTGCCTGGATATCAGTAAAACCCCGTTCTTTGAGTTCCGAAATTTTCTTCTCGCACATCGTGTCCAAGTCTTCAATATGTTTTATCTTATCCACCAACGCCACAAGTGCATCACCGTAATCCTTACCTTTTATTGTCGCTTTCTTTCCCATTTCTAACAAATAGAGAAAGACTGTTGCCAAAGGTAGGTTGTTCCGGCATAGAATAAAATCCCCGTTTTCCGCTTCGTCAAACTCTCCTTTTCTTACAATACCGTCTATCGCATTAGGTGCAGCAACAATCCCGTTGTTAAAAACTTTTCGAGCTTCTTCGACTATGTTCTTGCCGCATCTGTATGTAATATCCAACGGTAATACTATGGTGTTGGGATAAGATTGCAAGGACTTGAAAACCTCTAAAGAACTCCCCTGGAAACCGTATATACATTGCCTGGAATCACCAACAACTACAAATCGACCGCTTTTCTTTATATAGCGTAAAGCAAGCTCTTTTTGTAAGGTATTCGCATCTTGTTGTTCGTCCAAGGTAACAATATCATATTTAGGGAAATCCTCACTATCAAGTAGTTGGTAAGGGAAATAAAGCATATCAGTAAAATCAATGTTAATTTCTTTTACTGAATTTATCTTCTTCATTTCCTTGTGCCAGGCATTTCTAATTTGTTCCATGTCCCCTACCATACGTTCCTGGAATTCGATATTCTTTTCAATACAGATACCCGGTATTTCCTTCTCGTAATCCGTAATAAGGTTGACCCTTATGTAGTTCCATATTATTTGAATCTCGAATAGGTATCGAATCTGCTGCTTCACGTCCATATCCTTTGTGTCCAGAATTTTCTTCCCGATAACAAAGCATTTATTCTCGTTGATTTTCGGTTTTATACGGAAATTGGAAAGCAGCACGCGCAAACCTTTAGAGTGAAAGGTGTTGACGTCTATATGGGACGGTAAACGTTCCCTCAATTCTTCCGCAATGCTTTTGTTGAATGCCATAAACAGAACCTTTTTATTAGGTGGTGTCCTTCTGCAACACTCCACTATGCAAGTTGTCTTGCTGCTGCCTGCTGTTGCTTCTATGGCAATGTTTTTCCGTGTATTTTCGTATGCGTCGAAAATGGCTAATTGTCTGTCACTCCATTTCATCTTGTAAAATAGGTTAACTGATTGATATAATCTACCAATGATTTATAGTCTTTTTCGCGCTTCATGTCCATTTTCTTTTTAACTACACTTAGAACATCACCGAATTCTATATTATTGTAGAAAACGGTCCTGTTGTAGTCTATCTTATTCATTACCCATATGTCTACGTCCACATCCTCTATCTTTATACGATATAGAGGACTTGTTTCCGGATATTCGGAAAGGATGTCGCTTTTCATGTCCTTGTTTATCCCTGCCATTGTCTTTAAAACGCGTAATGAATCGTCGCTTATCCCTTCCATCTCTATATCAAGGTCGTGTGGTTCCACATTGAAACCATGTATATACATAGCCATACTTCCACCCACAACCATGCGTTTACACTGCAAATTGTTCTTTAATACGTTCAAAACTTTAAACAATTTGTTAACTTTCTCTTCTTTAGTCCAAACAAAATCTTCATTCATAATTCTATCATTTTATCAAGTTCGTAATTATCAAAATTCTTGTAATCTGCCAGCATGTCGGCCACATGATTTCCGTATATTATAGGGTTGTTTACATCCTTTTCATGCCCTCGGACTTTCATAAACCGTACGACCATCCGTCTACGCTCGCATAGTTCTTGTTTTATTTTTTCTATAATATCCTTGTTTACCGTCGGTCTTAATTCCGGGTCTGTCATACAGCTAACCGCATACTGGCTATCGCTCCATATCGTAACCTTTAGAGATACATCCTTTTTCATACTCTGCACGGCATGCAATATCGCCCTTAATTCACATCTGCTTATGGTGGTGTCGCTGTAGCCCTTGGAAATAAAGTATTCCTTTCCTTCTTCCTGGATATACACACCGCAACCGCCAAGACGTGACTTCCATTCACAACTGCCGTCGGTAAATATTGTTATTTCTTTTCTTTCCATTCTTTCAACTTCTTTATCAGTGCAATATCCATCGAATCGTCACGGCTTACCTGTACGTCAATGCCCTTGTTGACCGCATCCGTTACCTTTATCTTTCCGTCCAGCAATTCGCGTATCTGCACGTCTATCGTGTCACTTGACAATAGGAAGTAAACATTCATAGTCTGCGTTTGCCCCATGCGGTCTATACGTCCTGTCGCCTGTTCCAGTTCTGCCGGACGTTGCGGCAATTCAATAAACGCCATGTTGTAACAATGTTTCTGCAAACCGTCTATACCCGTAGATAATGATGCAATGTTGGCAAATAGGAAGGTCTTTTCTTTCTTCCATGTCTCAACCTTCCGCATCTTTTCTTCCGTGCTGTATTTCCCGGTCACAACCTCACTGTTCTTGAACTCCTTTCCAAGCCTTTCCAGTATGTCGGTCGTGATACCGAACACTATCATTTTCTCGTCCTCGTTCGCCTCGCTCCACTCCTTCAAAAACTGGATAATAAACTTTATCTTTCCGTTTATAGACAGCTTTTTCAATCCGGACAACCTTACAAGCTGCTCCGCACGTATGGCACGTTCTGCCGCCTCTATGTCAATATTAGCCAGCCATTCGATAAAATCCTTTTCTGCCTTCCGATACTCCTTTTTATTGGTTATCGGCACATTCACCGTCTGTTTGATTATAGGCGGCAATTCGTTCACCACGTCGCGCAATTCTTTCCGGAAATAACAGTAATGCTTTATTACCTTGTTCAGCTCCATCGTACACGAAGCCCCGGTACATACAAGTCCAAACCGCGTTTTCTTTGCAGCGCAATATCTGTAGAGATAATATAACGAATCCGGGAATATCTCTTTAAATCTTCCAAGAATCCGCAATATATTGATAAGCTCCTGGGGTCTGTTCATAATTGCCGTACCACTTAATCCTATGGTTTTTTCTGCATTCTCCACGATTTTTTGCACGCATTTAGAGCGTATAGATTTCGGGTTCTTACATAGGTGTATTTCATCGATTACCGCTAATCCCCATTTCTTGGTAAGGGAACGGCTGTAACGAAGTTTTACTTCTTTCTTACCTTCCTCCTTTGCGCTGCGTTTGAAAAGATAGTCATAATTTATTACCGTAACATCCGCTTTCCAGTCCGTGTTGGTCTCGTCCTTTGAATCAATCACATGTACCGTTCTGTTAGGGTTACACAACTTCCATTCATTGACCCAGCTTTGTTTTACCGTTGCCGGACAAACCACAATGCAGGGGAATAGGTTAAGCAATTCTGCCAGTGCTATGGACTGTCTTGTTTTCCCTACGCCCGGACCGCAACCGTTAAGGCAATTGCCATGATTAACCATATAGGACACGCCCTCTATCTGATAATCCCTTAGATGTAGCGGCAATCCCAGGTAATCGAACATTTCTTTCAACTCCTTTTCATTTACAAGGGGCTTGATTTCCTTTAGGGGGATTTCTATCTGTCTTTCCGGTTTTTCGTTCTTGAATCCGTTACCCTCCAAGAAATATTTTAACATTTGAGATTTTTCTAAAGAAGGTTCAAAATACCACTCTTTCAAAGCCGGGTTATATTTGGCTCCGAAATCACGTTTCATTTTATTTACAAAATTGGCGTTATAATTAAAGCCAATATAAACGTAGTCCTTATCTCTATACCAATATCTCATTACCAAAAGATTTACAAAAATAAGAGGCTTATTTTCTCAAACCAGCCTCTCCCACTATGTCAAACAAACAAAAGAAACTCAATCAAACATTGAATTTTTTCCTTAAATTCCTCAAACGTGAAAACGGGTATTCCGTATTGTTCCGCTTTCTTTTCCTTGATGGTTCCCAATCCTTTTTCCTTCACCACCAGGCATGTTGTTTTCTTGCTTACAGAAGAACCTATCTTATGTCCTTTTTCTGTCAATTTCTTTTCCGTGTCCGGTGAACGGAATCCGGTAAATACGACCGTTATTTGCCCTTCAAAGGTCTTTTCTTCCAATCCGTAATAAGTTATAGGGATATGTGCGGAATCATCATCGTTCACCCACCAATCTTCAATACCTAAAACAAATGCTAAAGCTGTATTAAATCCGACACCTTCAACTTTGTCTTCAATGTCAGCCGCCCAACTTTCATCACATTCTTTTGCAAAATCAACTACATCTTTACAAGTATATAACTTTAATCCGTCAAGAATTTTTTGGCATGTCTTTTCGGCTATTACACCCCCAAATTTATTATAGGCTGTCAATAATTTTGCAAAGTTCGTACCTTTCTTTTTTAAGTTTTCAAACTGTCTTGACAGTACCTTTGCACCTACATTTCCTATGCCTTCAATCTTCTTAAGGTCTTCCTCTGATAATAGAAGAATGCTATCCGGTGTCTTGTAGCCAGCGTTAAACAGTTTCTTTATTGTCGGTTCTCCGAACTCTTCAAAACCTAAAGTGTTGAAAAAATATACACATTTGGCAAGCATTACACCGTCACAATTTTTGTTGAAACAAATCAAGTCCACATTGTTTCTGTCCATCTCCAAAGGTTTCCCACAAACGGGACACTTGTCGGGCAAACAACTTTTTAAAGTAGGCCAAGACACGGTAAATATATGTTTCGGTATCACATCACCAGAACGGCAAATAATGACACGTGAACCTGGCATAATAAAATTATCCTTTACATAACGGGCATTATATGCTGTACATTTGGAAACCGTAGCTCCGCACAATTCAACGGGTGTAATGTCGATTACCGGGGATAATCTGCCGTCCTTTGAAATCTGCCATCTTACATTTTCTACCTCTGTTTCCTCTCTTTCCGACCAATCCGGGTTCTTGTAGGCAATTGCATAACGTGGGTTGCCGTTCGGCAATCTTCCAAGCTCTTTTCTTATTTTTGCGCTATCCACGTCTATAACAAGACCATCGCATTTGTAATCATTTGTTATGCCCTTGAAAATATTGTCCATATATTCATTAAACATCTTTTCACTATGAATGATTGTTTCTACGAATGTTTCTACATAACGAACTTTTACAGATGAATTGTCATTCATAAAGGCAATCATGCTTACCTTGTCCCAATCCTCGTTAGAATATCCATACCTTATATACTGCACATCCCTCATATTCGGAGATACAGTAGGAGAATTGACAAGACCTGCTACCGCATTTCTCGCTGACTTGTAATTTGTCCGCTTCTTTAATGTCAAGAAAGTGGAATTACGGAAAATGGCTTCTCCGAAAGTATAATATCCTTCTGTCCTTTTCACGTCCTTAAATCCGTGGTTAATCATCTGTTCAAAATGAGAAGTACAATTCTGTCCTACCTCGCCATTTCCGCGCGTCCACGCCTTCTTGTTATATTCGTCCACGCATAAGGAAATTCCATCAAATTTAGGAGTGATAATCAGTCGGTCTTCATTTTTCAGTCCACATGACTTTACCCACCTTACAATCTCGTCATAAGTTTTTACCTTTTCCAGGCTGTACATGGGGATAGGAAGGGTTTCTTTTCTTCCCGAAACCTCGTCATTAACCCCTTTCTTGAACCAATCCGCATCTGGGTTAACCTCATACAATTGTTCTACAAGCGCGTCAAATTCCGCATCCGTTATTTCCGGTTCGCCTCTACGATAGGCGTTGTTATATTCTTTTATTTTACCCTCCAATACTTTAGGGTCTAAATTCGATTTAACCATATTATTATAATTTTGAAAGTTCTGCACGTAATTTTTCTATATTGTCACATTCATTCCTCTTAACATCTTCTTTAGAAGTTTCCGTGAGAATAACATACGCTTCTGGGAAATTATCTTTCAATTTTTTTGTTGTATTGATATTTTCAAGTGCGCATTTTGTCCGGTTTTTGATATTAGATGCTTTCCTATCTAACTCAATCATTCTATTGACAAAAAGTTTTGCTTCCGTCGAATTTTTCAATTCTTCAAATTTTGCATCAGTTATAAACGAATATACAAAATAATTTACTTCAATATAACTTACTATATTGTATATTCGTTCGCGTGTAAAACTTACCAGATAAATACATTCTTTGGTTTTTACTACATTAGGGTATTTATCCATAAATTCAATAACATCTTTTGGTAAATTTTTCTTGAAAAATTCGTCGGCAAATCTTCCAAAATCTTCAAATTCTTTTCTTGATTGTTCTACAATAGGCTTGATTATACTTTTTGCAATCCTATCTTTTTCACTAATCGTTAATCTTTCGCTTGCCATATCAAAATTCGTTTTTCTTGTTAGCAATAAAGTAAATGTAATCGTCACTTCCGAACTTAAAATCCTTTCTCGGTCTTCCCTGTAACCGGGTATCTATTCCGATAGGGTTCATTTCCGATAGCTGGAAAGTAAGGTGTTTAACATCCTCTGTTATATCCACCGCACCGCGTACCTCATTGAAGGGGTTATCCCTTGTCTTCGTAGCAAAATTTTCCACCAAGAACACCTTGTATGTTCCCAAAAAGTTTACTGTTATGAACTTGTAGCCCGTGAGAGCTACAAGTGTCCAGATATTTTCTACTAATTCATTCATTATCCAAATCTTTTAAAGTCATTCACATAAACCAAATAGTCTTTCTCGTAGAATTTCCATCCGTCATACATTCTGTCAAGATAATTTTTAATCATCCTCATGCAAGCGGCTTTCATATAGTTCTTTTTCTTGTTTCTTTTAAGATAAGCGTCCAGTTCCTCATAGTTGTATGTCTCATCCTCATTAAAGACTTTAGAGCCGTCAGTATCGAAATTTCTGATTTCGTTTATCTTCTCGTAAATGTTGTTCTTAAGTTCTTCAAGTGATTTCATAACCTTATCTTTTTTATTTGTTTGACTTATCATCTCTTAATCTCACAATGCAAAGATAAGATTATGTTATGACATACGCAAGTGCTTATGCCATTTTAACACTGTTTTAACATATCACCCACCGAAAAAGTCCTTAGTCATTTTATCCCTTTTAGTCTTAATAACCTCGCTAATACCGTCTTTTTCAAGACCTTTTTTATATCTATCTTTGAGGATAGAGGCTTTATTTTCGTTGGACTGAGAGCCGAAAGAAGCGAACGCCACGTTTATATCACCTTCACTTTCCGGCAATTCTTCCCGGTACCCCATCTGTTTTCCGCATACCTTACAATAAGGCACATTAATAGGCACGGTTCCCTTGTCGGTGTATTTAAACATAGGGTTCGTCTCTATGGTTTCCTTTCCGAACTCCGTGCATTCCTTGTTTTCACATTTCCAATATATCATCTTTCTTTGTTTTAATTGGCAATCCTTCCAATACCAAGGTTACACAATCCTCGAAGCTCATAACTTTTGCACCGTCTTCTTTCCACCTGTTGATATCTTCTTCCTCTTCTTCCGGTGTCGGTCTGAATATCTTCCGGCACAACTCCCTTTGATACTCTTCGTTCTTTTCTTTATTATCACCATACATTCGGCATTCTCCCAATGTATTATAATAATCTTCTTCCGTCATTCCTGCCTTAAAGCAAGCAACCTTTATTGCTGCATTAGGCGTTATAAAACTTTTTCTTATATATTCTTCCATAATATTATTATTTAAAATGTCTACGTCCATATTCAGCCATCAATAAGGAATCTGCAAAATTATCATCATCCTTTAGGCTTCTGTTTGTTCTTTTTAAACTCACATCCGGGAAAATACGGTGTGCAGCCACGATACTCATTTTCTTTACGTCCTTTACTGTCTTGGTACCATCGTTTTTTGTTACCATCTTTATACCCTTGTGCATGTCCGACTGCCATTTTTTAGGCGGTATCTTGGTATAGGGTAATCCGGCAATCGCACAGAAAAATTCCGGCACGCACGAATTATAACCGAACGTAAACGTTCCTTTTGCCGAAGAACCGTATAATGCGTGCACATCCTCTATTACAGCGTGCCGGACTTCATACCCTTCGACAAAAGCAAGAAGTCTGTTTGCTGTTTCTATCATGTCCACCACCTTAATGTCCTTAAAGATGGGTTCTGCTTTGACAAAGGTTCCATCTTCCGCAATCATTGATACAAACCCCTTTGTTCCGGGGTCAAATCCCATAAATACTTTCATGTTACACCTCCAGTCTTGATATTCCGTTTTCTTTTATTACTTTAAGTTGCTTTATCTCGTCATTAAGCTTTGGCACATGCGTAACAATCAATATAGATTGTTTCAAAAACTCCGTAGAAGCTATTATATTTTCTATACCCAAAGAATCGCTGCTTTCCAACACTTCGTCCAACAGTAAAAAATCCATACCTCCGTACTGTTTTGTCGCGTTAATCATACTTTGTATAGCAATGATAAGAGCCACTTCCACACGTGCCTGTTCACCGCCCGAATAAAAGAAAAAGCTTTCCATTTCATCACGGAAAACATAGGGTGTTATCTCCTCTTTCAATGTTCCGTTCGCGTTCCGTTTGAAACCTTCAATCATCAGACGCAAATCGCTTTTCATTTTCTTTAGTACATCATTGGCCGCGCTTTGGATATTCTTTATCTGCTCCATTGCCAGATACATCTTAAAGTCTTTAAAACGGCTATCCCATTGCTGTACTTTGAAAATCTCGTTTTTCTTGTCAAGAATTTTTTTGTTGCCTTCCTCTATGTCCTTGGAAAGTTTTTCTACCGCCTTTTCCTGGTCTTTGATAGAGGGTCTTTCCGCTTTCTGCTTTTTCAATTCCTCTATATACCCAGTCTTGGAATCAATGAGAGAACGGTTTGTCTCAACTTCTGAACGCATCTTTACAATGGAGTTTTCATATCCCTTTTTCTCGCGTTCAAGCTCCCTTATACGGTCTTCCACCTCCATCATCTTATCAACCACCTTTCCACGACGGACACGCAGTTTACGTTCTTCCTCTTCCGTTTCTTTTCTTACATCCTGGTATTGGGAGATAAGGTCTTCCAGTTCGTTTATAGAGGTCTCATATTCGTTTTTCTTTACTGTATTCTTATCAATGGCTGTTTTATAAGCCTCTTTGTCAGCCTCCAGTTCTTCAAAATCCTTGTCAGCATCCATAAAAAACTTATGATTGCAGTTAGGGCACACAATGACGCCAGAAAGCAATACTTCGACCTTCTGTAATTTCTTCTCATAATCAGCTAATTTCAATGCGTAATCTTTACGCCTTTCTTCCTTGTTCGACTTGTCTTTCTTCAATCCGGCTATTTCCGTGTCTATCTCCTTATAAGTGTCCTTGTAAACATCCATATCGAAGTTTTCAAGCTCCTTGTTTACTTCTTCTTTCAGTTTTACAAGTCCTTCAATATCCTTGTCTACACCTTCGATATTCTTTTCCGCTTTGGGAATACGCGTCTTTACAAGGTCTTCATTAAGAATTTGTAAAGAATATATTTCTGACTGAATCTCACCTATAATACCCTTTTTCTTTTCTTCTGGGTCTTCGCTTAACACTTGCTGTATCTGTTCCTCATAGGCTTGTTTCTTGCCTTCCGCAACATTTTTCAAGCATTCTTCTTTGTGCAATTCTTGTTCCAATATTCCGACTTTTTCGGAAATCACACCTTTTGTCTTGTCAATATTGGAGAAATTGATAAAACGGCTTATCAAAGCAAGCTTTTCCGTATTGGAAGAACGAAAGAAAGACGAATAATTACCCTTGGTTACAATATAATAGGACTTGGCATCTTCCGGTGTAATCTCAATCCAGTTAATCACGTATTTGTTCGCATCCAGTACAGTAGCTACTGTTATAGGTGTCTCCGTATCATCTTTCTTTAGGGTCAGCGATACTTTGGAAGAACTTTTCAACGGAATTGTACGCTCAATTATCAGTGTTTCTTTCCGTTTTTGACAAAATATTTCAACCTTAGTATAGGCTTCTTTCGTTCCTTTACGTATCAGTTTCTTGTCTTCCTTTCCTCTTAGATTAACTCCATATATCGCGTAGAACAAACCTTGTGCATACGTACTTTTTCCGCTACCATTAGAAAGCTGGTCTTCCTCTGTCCGGTTCTCCCCAGTCACACCCAAAGTTTCTTTTGTAAAGGTGTAATCAAGTTCTTCAAATGACAAAAAATTTCTTAATATCAATCTTTCGGGGTACATAACGTCTCTGTCAATTTATTTTTAATTTCATTAAACAAATCCTTATCCGACAACGCTTTTTTAGCGTTATCCATTCCCTGTCCTAACCGGGTCTCGCCATAGTAAAACCAAGCACCCTTTTTAGAGCAAATACCCTCCCTTATAGACATATCTATAAGCTCTTGTACCGTGTCGAATCCTACACCGTACTCTAACATTACCTGGCATACACGGAAAGGGGGTGCAATCTTATTCTTTACAACCTTTATTTGTGTCTTGTTAGCGGTTGCCACTCCATCGGTCTTTTCCGTGCCTATACGAGCAAATTCCGCTCTTTGGGTAGCGTAGAATTTAAGCGCTTCGCCTCCTGGTGTGGTTGTTGTAGGGCCGAATCCCATACCCCCGATTTTCTGTCTCGTCTGATTGATACATAGGAGGATGTTTCCGTTTTTCTTACATACATTCTTTAAGATACTTAGCTGCTGTGACATAAGACGCGCTACAAGCGCTATTTTTGCATCTCCTGCCTCACCTTGCAAAACAGCTTCCGGCACCAATCCGGCAACCGAATCAAGCACTACCAATCCGATTTCCGGCACCTCCAGCATCTCACGCACGATTTCAAGCGCCTGTTCCGCACTATCCGGCTGTGACATTATCCACTTGTCGCGGCTTAAATCAACTCCAAGCGCTTTTGCATATTCCAGGTCAAGCGCTTGCTCTGTATCTACATATCCGACCGCTTTTCCAAGCGTTTTTTGTACGGATGCACTTAGATGTAATGCCGCAGAGCTTTTGCCGCTCGAAAATCCTCCGTATATTTCGTGTATTCTTCCAAGCGCAAAACCGCCTCCCAATATTTCATCTAATGCCATGCTGCCAGAAGACACAGTGTCTACCTTTATATCGTTGCCTACTACCGCTTCCTTTCCGAAGCGCTTTTCTATTCTTCCAAATAATTCTTCCAATCCCATTATAATACCTCCTTTAAAATTTCCATTCCTTCATTATAGGAGTAATCATTTTGTTTACAAAATTCCTTGAATTTGTCTGCAATATCGGAACCTGACAAAGCTTTGATTTCTTCTGCTGTCTCCACCTCTTCCGTTTCCAGTTCTACGGACTTAACTTTCACGTCCACACCAAGTTTTCTATATTCTTCCTTGTCGATAGAGGAAATTGCATCTTTTGTGCCCACGAATTCAACACGAATAAAATCTTCCTTGTTTTTCTTCTGAAAATCTTTTACAATCTTATCCGCTTGCTTGAAAGTCGTGTTTTCCAAGTTCACGGTGACTTTTCTGTACCGTTTTCCTTTTGACGGAATAAACGCGTATGTCAAATCATCATCCAATAACCAAAACCCCTTTTTATCATCTTCCCCGAAATTGTTCTGGGTAATACTTCCCAGGTGCACGATATTCTTTCCTATTTCCTGGAAATCGTGGTAATGTCCGGAAAAGACCATACCGAAATTCTTAAACAAAGAAGGTTTTATATCACTTTCTACCTCGCTACCATCATTATTCCTGCTTCCCTGGAAAGCAATATGAGTAAACAGCACGTGTGTTTTATGGTCTTTTTCCTTTAGTACATCTTTCATTTCTTTTAACCAAATCACATTATCGAAAAACGGCATAAAATAGCAGAATATACCGCCTATCCCGAAAGCGTCCAATCCGGTAATTAATCTGAACCCTTTATGGTATTTAAAAGCGTCCAAAAACGACCTGTCCGAACTATAATCGCTCTTATCGTGGTTTCCAGGAATGCAATATATTTTATGACCCCTCATTGCATACATATCGAGAATAGAAGAAAAAGCATTTAAAACATCTTGTCTCTGTGATATACGGGAATCGAATATATCACCAAGCCATACATGGCTGGTTATACCGTTGTCTTCCGCTACATTCAATTCCTGCCTCTGTAATTCCATTATCTCTTCGATATTGGACGGCTTCAAATGCCAGTCTGTACTTATTATCATTTTCCCGGTCATAATGCAGTTACCTTTAATGTATTGTCAAGATTTTTCAAAACATTATCTTTCTCTACTTCCTTGTCAAAATAGAAGCTCTCCCAGACATTGGGAATTTTTAAAGCTATTCTGAACTTCTTGGTTGACTGTGAATACCCCTCGTCATTGTATCTGCTGATAGAGGTAATCTTTATCCTTTTATTGTTTATCTGTACAAACATAATCTTACCAAATTATATATGTTCCGCTTAATCCCACAAACACATCAAAATCCTTATTGAATACTCCATATCCGGCACCTACAGACACCCCGAATCCAAATCTTTTCTTTTTCTCCGGTTTTGTCCACATTGTAACGTCACCTATCTTTCCGGGCAGTTGGGAAGTTATCTCCATACGGTTACTGTCCCCTATACGCTGGTTTGTCAATAGAAATTTGTTGGTTATATTGAAGTTAATCTTATACTTTGCCAGGTGCGTAGCCCACACCTGTAAATCATATCCTACCGTATCGGTTTCTTCCTTGAATGTATAGAGACTGTCCGTTTTCCTCAATTCGGAAACCTCTCTTTCCAGTCCTTCGTACTTGTATTTCCATTCAAATTCCACTGCCTCTACAAGTGCTTCCTTTTCCTTCAATCGATTGTATAATTCTTTGTTTTCTTTTTTCAATCTGGAAAAACTTTCAGAGTTGTAAATCTTCGTGTATCTGTTTAAGGAATCAGTATAAAATTCTACTTCATATAGCAACCTTTCGTTTTCCCTTGCCTTCTTGATAGATAGAAATAACAATACGAGTAATATTATCATCCCCGAAATGAGAATTATTCTGTAAAGATTTTTCATAATAATAGGAATAATGGAAGGGTAGAAATTACCCTTCCTTGTATGATTTATTTTGAAGTTCTCGCTTTCAAGTTTCTCAACCGTGATGCAATGGAATTAGGAACGCTTGCTGATGCTTCCCTTTCTTCAACTGCCGTATCTTCCGGTTTCGTCTCTTCTGTTCTTTTTTCTTCGTCTTCTGGCTCTTCGTAATCCTCAAAAGGCAGTTCGCCACCTTCCTGTGCAATGTCGTACCATTTACGGAGTTCTGCTACAGTCAACTCTTCCGGTAATTCCTTGTCTTCGTAGTTATCGGCAATGTAGGCACGGAGTTCCTTTTTGAGGTTCGTCAATGTAGGATAACCACCTGCTTTCTTTTCCGTCTTTGTTGGCTCTTCTTTCGGTTCCTCCGTTTTCACCTTCTTTGTCTCGGAGGCTTTTTTAGGAGCTTTCTTTTCCTTGATTTCGTCCTCTTCCGGAACCAACTTGTCAAGTTCTTCGAGCTTGTTCAAAAATACATCGTCCTGGAAAATACCGTATGATTGTTCCTCGTCGATTCTTTCCAGTCCTTCCAACTGCATATCCCAGTCTTTACGTGAAAATACGTCCACATACATATCATCCAGGGTAGGCAATTCTTCCATGATACCGAACACTTCGTCTGATACACGGTTTTTAGCAAAGAAATCGTCCCAAGTCTGGCGCTTATTAGCATCCGGCATTCCGCAAGTAATGTCGAAATTTTTCTTTTTGTTTTCGTCCGTGGTAACGTTAACAATCAACGGGTAACCTTCATCCGGGTCAGAAAATATGTCAAGATTAATTATTCCATCATCCGAACCTCCGGCACGTTCCATAGAAATGTTCTTCATTTTCTTCCACCAATCCGGGCGCAAATCAAGACGGTACACGTCATTTTCTGCCCATACATAAGCCACATAGTTAAGCATGGCCTTCATGCCCCATACCCACTGTTTCTGCTTGTTGCGATAACCACTGATGGGATAAAGGAATTTTGCGCGCTCGTCCTTGTCCTGGATATCGTTTGCCAGGTTATACACATGACTGATATAGGTCAACACTGCATCCTCGCCATTCATCCGGTTGCTGTGGATATCAGAAGTAAAGACGTCTCTTTGTCTAATTTCCTTCTTTCCGGTGTCTTTCCCGTCCTTGTCATATACCGCACACTCAATAGGCAGTTTAACCGTCTTTCTCGGCATATAGGGTTTCCCTGTCAACGACGGCAATACGCGCAATACATATCTTCCGTCTTCGTTCAGATTAAAAAATGAGGCTCTGCCGCCTTGTCCAAAACCACCGCCCATTGTTGCGGCTGCTTTTCCTACTGTTTCATCAATTGATTCTACACTCGCTTTCTTGTACTTACTTCTGTCAAAAGCCATAACACAAAATTTTTAAAAATTAATAATCGGTTTTCACTATCTTAAAAGTATTTATTTTTCCTTCAATAAGCTCTTTTTCAAAGTCTTGCGGTACAATCTTTGGCAACAAATTGTTAAGTTTCTTGTCCTTGCTTTGAACTGCCCAAAATAGGGTGTCTAACTTGTCACGTTTCGATTCTATCTCAATAAGGTTCATCAAGTTTTTCTGATACTGTTCATTGAGTAATATAGCGTCCTCCAATCCTTTTTCAGTCAGCTTAAAAGATTCTCCATCAATCGTTATTCTTCCTCCATTCGTAGCCGCTTCTCGCCTTAATTTCTTCCTCAAATTAGCTGCAAACACATCACAAAACAGTTTCTCTTCCTTCGCTTTCTTCTCATATTCAACTTTCATTAGACCGACCTTGTTAAGCAATCCAGATACCGTTACCGCCTCTCCATAGAGGTTCGAGTAATTGATTGTCGTAACATCGTCAAGTTCTATTTCTTCGTCCTTGTCCGGTGATACCAAAACAACGGTCTTGGTACCGATTTCTACCATAATTTTCATATCAAAATATCTTTACGTCAATACTGTAAACAATGAATTAACATTCGCCTGCAAAATATATTCTCCTCTGAACTTATCCCACACAATCACACCGTTAACCAACAAAATGTTCTTTTTACTACCCCTTAAAAACTCTCCGTATTCTTCAAACAACTCTGGGAAAATAGTTACATTTATAAACTCATAATTACTTTCCAATACTATAGTGGCAAATATGCCCTTCTTGCTTTTCCTCTCTATTATCTCAATCACATAACCGCCTATCACGGCACGACGGGTTTTCTTTGAATTAATGTCCCAAAATTTTATCTGCGACACATCCTGGAATTCCGTTTCGTCGTCTAATTTAGGCATATGATATTCATTTACCAAATCGTAATAATCAAAAAATGCAAAACCGGACGTTCTTTTTTGCTGCAACAGCCACCACCAATTATTGCGTTCTTTGCGGACTTTCATAATATTGGTAAGTAAATCCTTATCCTCCAATATCTTAACCCTTTTGTTCTCGCGGTACATCTCAATAAGCGCCAAACGGTCTTTAGGTTCCTGGATATTCTCCAATTCGTCGAACGCTCCTGCAAATATCAAATTCTCAATGACAGATTTATTTACCGGACTGCCTTTAATTACACATCTGTCTATAAATTCCTCCAAAGAGAAAAAAGGCCCGTTCTTCTTTTTCTCCTCCGATATATGTTCCTGTGCTCTTTCCCCACATTGTTTTACTGCGTTGAATGCCCAATACATACTGTTTGTACGATAATCGGACACAATGTTTATATCTGACTTGTTGATATCTACTGGATGTATCTTTATCTCACCGGACTGCTGTATTTCGTTTACATAATAAGGTATCTTTTCATCTTTCGCAAACGAGAATGTAGCACTCCAATACTCAATAGGATAATGTACCTTAAGCCATAGGCATATATAAGCGGTCATACCATAGCATACGGAATGAGATTTGTTGAACGAATATTTTGCAAACTCTTCCATTTGGTTCCAAAGATTTTCCGCGTATTCCTTTGTGACACCCTTAGAAGCAAAATTTTTTGCATAATTAGTAATAAACTTGTCTTTATAAAGTTTTATCTTCTTTAAATCCTTCTTCCCCAAACATTTACGCAAAAGGTCTGTTGTTTCAGAATCAAATCCGGCAAGTTTTTGGGCTAATAACATTATACTTTCTTGATAGACAAGTAGTCCAAAATCTTTCTTCACCACTTCTTCACCGCCTATAGGCATTTCTTCTGTCCAGTCCTTTTCCCCGTTCTTCCGCAAAATATATTCGTTGTGGAAATTGTTTTCCATAGGTCCAGGTCTGTAGAGAGCCACACATGCAGACAGTTCGTTTATGTTTTCCGGTTTCATTTTTACGCAATATCCGGATAATCCTGCTGAACCAAGCTGAAAAACATCTCCCAGCCATCCTTTACCTGCATACTCGAATACCTGCTTATCGTCCAAAGGCAAGCTGTATATGTCAATATCTATTCCGTGGTTCTCCTTTATCAAGCGTAACATTTCCTCGAACTTATCCAACTGTATGATACCCAAAACATCTTCCTTTAGGAAGCCTGCCTCTTCCACTTCCGAACCTTCCCAGTCCGTAACTACAAGTCCTTTTTGTGTATGTACGGGCATCCATTCGTAGGATGTTTTTCCATCTGGCAACACTACGGTTCCACACGCATGCACCGACTGGCTTTTAGGTGAACCAAGAACTACCAACATGTCGTTGAACGTTTCTGTATGTTCCTTCACGAACTTCTTTAGGTCTTCCTTTCCGCATACAGTCTTAAAAAACTCCTCTATCGTCTTTTCCTTGTCATCTCCGATACAAGCGGTAAACCATCTGTATAACTGTACTGGTATGCCGTCTGCACGCGCCATGTCCGATATTGCCTCTTTTAGCTGGAGAGTAGTATAGGTGCCAAGCGAACAAACCTGCTCCTTACCGAACCGTTCTTCCATGTAAGCTTTTATTTCGTCTCGTCTTCTGCCTGGGAAGTCGGTATCTATATCTGGCATTGACCCTAATACGGTCTTCGCCCGACGTTTTATTTCAATATTTTTTACTATCATACAACTATTCGTTTATCAGTTCGTCACCTTCTTTTAGCTCTTTCGCTCTGATTATCATTTCCTCGTCATTTCTGATAATCTTTATAAAAGCATTTCCGGATATTTCTTTTTCTCCGTTTATCATTACCACTTCTTCCTCTTCATGCCGAATTAAACGACCCTTTGTCAAAAATCGACTGAATAGGAGTTCGTATTCCAACGGGTTTACATTAACAATACCAAGAAGATAGGAAACGAGGCTTCCAGCGCTGCTTCCGCGGCCCAATCCGACCAAAATGTTATTATCCCTTCCCCATCTGATAATGTCCCTCAGCATCAGAAAGTAGTCCACTACATCGCCTTCTTCTATGATGGATATTTCCGTGTTCAGTCTTTCCGTCAGTTCTTCTTCACTGTATCTATCCAGTATTTCCGGGTGTTCTGCCAGTCCGTCAAATACAAGCGATTCAAACATTTCTGTATTGGACGAATATTTCTTTTTCTCCTCTTCTGTCATTACATATTGGGGTGCATGCCGTACTTGTGTCTCCAGCAAATAATTACAATTTACCGATATGTAATTAAGATTTACCAAAGCTTCTTCAAACAGTCCGAAAAACTTGTCTTCGTCCAATATCAGTTTTGACAGTTCTTCGTAATACTCTTGATAGTTCTTCATGTACTGGTTGTCACTCTCATAATTCACTACCTTTGCCAATCTGTTAAGCTTTTCTCTTATAGGGGCATACCGTCTTTCCAGGTACCAAGCGTCACATACCGCCACGGGCTTATACACACCCACGAACTTTTTCAGATTGTCAAGATATTTTTTATCCCGGTCATTCTTCTTGTATTCCACGGTATCAAGCTGGTAATAGGTATCATTCCATTTTCTTGACAATATGGGGAGGTTTTCAAACGTACATGTTTTCGGGTCAAGTAGCAGAAAACATCCGTCTTTCATTTCCTGCAATTCCTTTTCCGTAATAAAGCCTTTTTCGTCGACATTCAGAATCTTGTTTATTTTCAATAGGTTGCTCCACCCTTCCTTATTCTTGACTATCAGCTTTACTGTATATCGCACGTCCTTCTGTTCGTTATATACGGTAACTTCCATACCGAATATAGGTCTTATGTCGCTTTTTAGGCACGCATTCTGAAACTTGAACGCTGATGCAAGCGTATTCTTTTCGCATATACCCAGCGCCCTTATCCCCATGAATTTCGCCTTTTCTACCCAGTCGGAATAGAAGTGCATCCCGTTCATCAGCTCAAAATTGCCGTGCACCCCTATATAGGTGTCAAGCCTCAAACTTTCGTCAAACAAATTCGCTTTTCCAATATACTGCAATCGGTTAAGTTTTACCTTGTTTTCGTCTCCCTTTTTCAGATAATACCATACATCACCGAACCGGAAAACATAATTGTCACATTCTGTCCTGTCTCCTACCCACTGGAACGAATCGTCAAAGAAAATTCCGTTATCCTCTTTGTCCCATTGGAAAGGCTCGAACAACTCGAATGTCTGCCCATCAATTTCTACGATATAATTATCTAAAGCATTGAAAGACAAAAAGTTATCCTCCAAATATTTGATTAAATCTTTATACAACTCTTCCATGATTTTAGGGTGTAAAGGGGAGTGAAGTGTATTTTACTTACACTCCCCGTGAAAAATCAAATCTAAATAAAAACGGCAAGTTTATGATTTGTCAAAATGATTCCTGCAACAAACGGAAACCACGTTATAATGGGTTCCTATTTCCTTTGCAATCCGGCTGAATGAACGTCCGTCATTCTTTGCGAGTTCTTGCCACACCTTATATGATATACTCCCTTTCTTGTACGGGTTTTCTCCTTTAGGTGAAAGGTTGAACTTTTTCTTGACATATCCCTTTTGGGTATTTATCGAAGTTTCCTTTGCATATTCTTCAAGCGTCTTTCCTTTTGCTTCCAGCCTTTCGACAACTTGCTGCAAAAGGTCTTCTTTTCTGAATCCGGAAACATTCTGCATTCCAAGCTTCCGTCCCACATTTCTCAAAGTCAACAGAGAAACTTCCATCACTTTTCCTTTTTCCCAAATACGGCATCCTTAATCTGCTGTACGCGTTCTTCCGTTGAACCGGAAACAGAAATGTAGGGTATTCCGTAATTATCGACAATATGCTTTATTTTACGGTCTATTTCCTTCTGGTACTCCTCGTCTTCCGAACGTACACTGTCACCCTGCAATCTGAATGTGATAGGAAGATAGACAAGCAAAGGGAATTCATATTTTCGCTTTACAATCTGTCGTTTCTCCTTAAAGTCTTCTTCTGCCAGGTTATTATATTCCGGGTCTTTTGGACTGCAATTATCAAAAAGCCATGAAGTGTAGGCATTCACATCAATAATACATCTGTCGCTAATGGAAGGCTGTTTCATGGCATCTTCCATTATTTGAGTGTATTTATCGAATATTTTCTTTTGTGATTCGGACGTGCCTTCTTCATTAATGGTTATCCCTTCTTCTTCAACCATCGTTCTGACAACATTCGTATAAAACTTCCAGTTATCAAATTCCGGTTCGTTTTGCAAGGCTTTCAATAGGGTTGTCTTCCCTGTACCCTGCGCCCCGGTCATTAATATTTTATCATAATTTCTCATCTGTTGTCTCCTGCTCCATGAATTTTGTCACGTTGTTTGCGTGAAAACAGTTTTTCGATATTCTGTTCGGCAATCTTTTCCGTATCAAGACCAACACGGTTAATCATGCTGTTTATAACCTTCCAAGCGTTTTTCCAGGCTTCCAAAACAGCTTTCTTTCTTGCTTCCGGAAATACATTCTGCTCGGCTTCTTTCCAATCGTCACGCAACCACTTTTTAACCTGGTCTGCAATCTTTCCAACTTCCACGGGCAAATCAAACACGCCCGCACCTTCCGCATTTGCCAGCGATTCTTTCCAATCCCAGCCTTCAATATCGAGATTGCACTCTTTGCGAATCATAGCGAGATACCAAAACATATCTCCAATTTCTTTAGAGATTTCTTCCATTTCTGCCTCGTTATTGATTTTCTCATAGGTTTCTCCCATCTCTGAACACAAACCAAGTGTTACATAGGACAAAGCCCCTTTTTCGTTATAGCAAGCTGTGGTAGCCGCCTTTTCTTCATACTCAAAATACGTCATATCTTTTGTTTTTTAATTGTACTGCAAATATAACAATTTAATTTTGAGATAAACAAATGTTATCTCCATTATTTTAAGTCTTTCATATCTATTTTTTCTAACCATCTCATTTTGAAGTAGGTATAAGGAATCTGTTCCGGTATGTCATTAACCCATATTACCACATTATCGTCATTTGGATGGTTTATTTTCACCTTATATTCCTTTCCCTTGTATATCACTATAGTGCCTGGTTTCAATAGGTGGAACCTGTCCCAGAACATAACCGACTTTTTCGTTTTCTCCGAATATTGCAAGTTCGGCAACCCGTATTCCTGCAAAAATTCCTTCAAATAAAAATCAGAAAACGCCTTGTCACTGTCGAACATTGTTCCAAGACGGAACCTTTGTTTCAAATTCAGAATCTTTGCCTTCTTCTTCTCCGCTATGTCCTTATATATCTTCACAAGCTCGACACTCTCTATACGATTGTAAACTATCGAGCGTAATTTACAACTCAAATACTCCAATTGCAAGTTAATTACAAACTGCTCCAGACTGATTTTCCGTGATTTTTCCATGTCCTTATTTTTGACTTCAAATCTAACAAAAATTAGGGTAAATGGCAAAAAATCAAGACTATAAATGCTTTGTGTAATAATTAATCGGTTCCGTCATATTATCAAGCGCCCATAGAAGTTCTTCTTGTGTCGCATCTCCGGGGTCTTTCTTTTTGTCTTCCAGTTCGGCAATCTGCACATTGAAGTACCTTTGTAGGGTCATTGATACCGTCTTAATCATTTCCGGTTTATCCGGGTCATACATCAAAATCACATTCCTTATTCCCGGCTTGTCCCTCAATAGCTTTATCTGGCTTAACCCCATATTGTTACCGAACGTAAACACGCACTTTATATCGAGTGATTCGTAGAGATGCAATTTCGTGTCAACCGATATATAGTCAAACATCCCTTCTACTATTATAACCGTGTCCGTCTCGTCCGTTATATTGTCATATCCCCCTATCACATGGGAGAATCCGTCACGCGAATTTTCATACCTCAATACAAGCTTTTCCGTGCCCTCCTTAAACCTTTTAAGGTTCTCTTCATGCCATTCCTTACTTTTCTTTGAACGTGCCAGCCATGCGGCTAATTTGCCGTTCATGGTAAACTGGAATATGAACTTATCGTGCAGCTTTCTTTCAAGAAAGAATTTTGTTTCTGCCGGACGGAATTCTTCATAATATCTTTTCACAAATCCCCTCTTATCCAAATATTCATCCTTGTCTATATATTCCAGTTTTTTAGGAAGGGTGCATTCCTTGATTTCCTCTGTTGTTTCCTCTTCTTCGTCGTTTATTAGAGGGGTCAATTTCTGCATCTTTATCGTGTTCTCGTAATCCTGCTTTATGAGGTCTTTCCTTCCTATCTTTTCCAAGAACTTTTTTAAGGTGGTTTTCATGCCGCATTTGAAACAATGGAATGCACCGTTATTCCCGGCATCATTGAACTTTATCCCCCATTTCCCTTTTTTATTGCAAAAAGGACATTCCTTGTTCCTATCCTGCATGAAACCTTTTGCTCCAAACAAAGATAGGTTCAGTTCGGATATTACCTCGTTTTTATCAACCCTAAACATCTCCCTTTAAACTAATTCATAAATAATATATCCCAAAAAAGATATTCTTTCTTTACAGTCTTTCACCTTCTTTTTGCAAAACACATCAAAACCTCTTTCCAGGTTACTCTCTTTCATGGAGCAATATTTTCTTGAACTGTATTTAAGATTCTCGACTTCAAAACCGCAATACTTGGCAAATGTTTCTGCTCTGTTTTCAACTGCTTTCAGCACCTTTTCCTTGCTACCATAAATTTCTGAACTAACCCAGGAAATTTCTGCATTTTCAACGATAACTTCTCTAAAACATTCCATACTCTTATCTTTTATTTGTTTGACTTCTTTTCTCGCCTCCCTTAAGAAGACATTACAAAGATAAGATTATGTTATGACATACGCAAGTGCTTATGTCTAAATTGTCTCTGTTTTAACATCATTTTGCTTTTCACCGTCTTCATCCTTTTTCTTTCTTGTCTTCTTTCCAGATGTAGAAGAAGTGAAACCCTTATCACCTCCGTAATATTCGGCTGTCAGCGCCTTGTCACAAAAACGTCCCCTGCCGTAATCCGTCACAATAGGGAAGGTATCTTTTACCGTATCATAATCACGTACTTTATCCATATAAATACGCATTATGTTCTGTTTCTTCTCCTCTCTTGTCCGGTTCCCAGTAAACACAAAAGAAAACGGCTTTACCAATGTCCTATCCCCTTCCGTATAACTTCTATCTATTACCTTGTCCGAATTGTCCCATATTTCCAACGGCACATTCCCAGCTTGTGCTGCCGTAAATCCCACCATTTTAAACTCTACACATAAGTTTTTTAAAAGTTGTGCACATGTCTGTAATTTTTCTTTTTTGAATGTAGGGTTATTGTCTACAACACGGTTTGTTCCGGTTGCCACAAGGTCTAATGAATCCAATATCAATACATGCGGATAATAACCGTTTTTCTTATAATAGGAGACTATCACATTACGAATATCCACCATAGTAGCCTGCCCGAATTTTTCAAATGAATAAACATCTATGTCCTTGGAATAAGATTTCATATTTTCAAAGGCCTTTTCTATTTTTTCAGCCAGTTTATCATCTATGACACCTTTTCTGATATTCCCGTATTTTTGTCCAGTCCAAAACTGGTCGTATCTTTCCAGACACGCACGCGCACCACCTTCCAACTGTATATGTAAGACTGGGTGCCCGTCAAAAGCTGCCTGCATACCGTGATACCTCAATACAGTAGACTTGCCGACACCCGAACGCATTATCCATAACACGGTATCTTCCATTGTAGCACCACCTTCCGAAATCTGGTCTATCTTATCAAGTCCGAACATTACACGTGACGGGATTTCCCCCTCTTCTTCTTCCCGTCTCCTCTTCATTCGCTTGTCAAAATCGGAGAACACTTTTTGGAAACCGCCTGCCTCATGCCTTAATGATAGGGATAGAATTCTTTGGCTCTCTTCCGCGTTTACCCGTATAGCGTCTTCTTTCTTCCCCTCTTCGTACAAATCATGTACTTTTTTGGAAAGTAGCTGGAATTCAACGTCTTTAATGTACGCTTCCAACTGGTCTATAATAATTTCCTTGTCTACTTTAGCGGCTGACTGCACGGCATCTATCGCCTCAATCACAAAATCACTGTCAGCGTATTTTTGAGACACCACACCCAAAGAAGGAACCTTATCTTTTTCCTTTAATACTTCTGTTGCCTCTTTTAATAAAAATTTGAAACCGGGCCACTCTTTGGGTATCAACTGATAGGTCAGATTATTTACCACCATTCGAGTGATATTCAAATCCATGTATACAAGCTTGAATAATTCTGCCATAAATCCGGCAGACAGTTTTTGCGCCATCTTTTTTAATTTAAAAATTGGGGCTACAAACGTAACCCCTTAATATGAGAAAAACAAATTGTTATTGTTAAATCAAACCAATCGATTTTCTTAAAAAATTTCCTGCGTTCTCTACTGATACACCCAACTTTCTCTGTATCAAAGAAACCATGTTATTGACTTGTTCTTGTGAATCCAAATTTCCTTTCACAAATTCCATCATAATGAATTTTTCTAAAAATCTTTCTTTCATAACCTTATCTTATTAAAGATTCAAACAACAAACAGACATATCACATTCTTCATCGTACTCATAATCAAACAGTTTTCCTTTGAAGTAGTTCTGCAATCTTTCAAATGCGCTTTTGTTTTCTTCATCCCAAGCTATCGTTATCATGTTAACACGGGCAAAAGTTATTTCAACACTAACTTTTGCAACCTTTGAAAGAGTGTTTTCTAACATTTGTTTCTTGGCTTTAAATACTGAGTTCATGACTTTTATCTTTTACTTGTTTGACCTTGATTTCTTATCACAGTACAAAGATAAGGTTATGTTATGAGATACGCAAGTGCTTATGTGTAAAATATGGGTTGTTTAACATCATTTCACAATAAAGACAATGCTTTTATAATTCCAGCTTCTAATGCTTCCTCGTAGGTGTCCCACAGACCGCCATCATTAGTCCCCCTGGAATCATCATCTTCCTGCCACGTTCCGTTATCGGCTTTCACTATAGCATAGCCATACCCTACGGCACTTCGGTATATTTCAATATGTAGGTTCTTGGTTTCACGCAGCCACTTTTGGGCAATAGATTGAGTTGGAGCAGAGATAGAGTAAACGTCTGTATTATAATTCTGGGCATCGTAGCTTTCATCTATCTCATACTCAGGACCACTACCTCCTTTATACACCAATTCATAAAAGCTACTAACATCTTCTTTAAATCCTGCCGCCTTTAGTAGCTTCGCTGTCTCTAATGTTACAAGTTCTTCGGTCATAGCTGTATAAATAATCTAATTGTTAGAACAATAGTCGTAATGATAAAGATTAATGCAAAATATTTCCATATTTTTACAGTAGCCTCTAAACCGTACTTCCGTTTGTCAAACTCACTTAAGGCATAATTCAAAGCCTCGTCTTTCAATCCCTTAAGCTTATCATTCAAAGCCTCGGTTATATCGTCTGCGATAGTATGCTTCACCCTTTCTGACACGGATTCCGGATAACCCCTCTCTTCATAATTCAATTCATTCAACAAATCATAATGGAATATATAGGGTATTCCGTTTACTTCATAGGAGAGCTTGATACCGCTTTCTTTGATGTATTTCAAAAACTTTTCCTCGGCAATCTCGTTTATCCTTTCTTGGTTAAATTCTGACTGCTTCTTTATCTCATTAAAATATTCCTCGTCAACAATTACACAGTTGTTTTCGAGTTTCATTACATGTGCTTCCATAATTATTCTCCTTTCAGTTTCTTTATCAATACATCAGTATAATTAATTGATTCAATAGCTACTACTTCTATTGCATCCATCTTTTTATCTGGATGTTCATCCAAATACATACCCAAATTTTTCATAAAGAAACTGTTTGAAATCAAAGCTTGCATTGCAGCCTTTGCCAGTTCATAACGCCTCTGTTCCCAATCAATTTTCTTTTCTTCCATCTTTAACCTCCTTATTAGTTTTAACAAACCCCTTTTGAATGCACCAACACAGCATATAATAGGCTGCATCTATCAACTTCGGCATTTTTTCTAAACGAACGGTTCCATTATTCGTTACGTCTACATATTTGAGCCACCACAACCCCACTTTCTTAAATATGTACAAATCATATACTTGTACTGATTCTGGCAACTTATCCAGAATATCCTGCAAAGTATAAGTAGGAAGGATTTCATATGACATAAATCCACAAGTCTGAAATTCCTTATGTAAACTCAAAAACCATACACCTTTTGATTTGTCGTCAATACGGCTTCCATGCGACACTCTTGCCCAATATATACTTGCATCACTTGTATCTAATCCAAGCTCCTGCAAGTGCTTCATTTGTTCTATTGATAATACTTGTTTTGATTTCATAATTCGTAAGATAAAATTACAACCGTTAATGCAATGAAAATGATTGCTACTATCAAGGCGATAGATAGACATCCCTTTTCGTATTCTTCATCTTCTGATGGTGTGTTTTCGTTATACCAATCTAATGGATGTTTTAATTTCATTTCTCACTCCTTTCTTTCTCCTTTTTAGCTTTATCACAAGCCGACTTTTTCATTGCATACGGACAATCGCAATTCCCGTATCTTTCGTTATACCAACAACAATAGTCACACTGGTGCATTATTTATTCCTCCATCTATATTCAAAATACTTACAGTTCTTCGCCTGCTTTCTTGCCGTTATGCGTCTTTTCAATGCGTGACAATACATCTGAAAATTGGCACATATCTCATAATGCACGCATATACTGCAATGCTTTTCTTCTGTATTATTCATCGTCTTCTCTCTTCATAAAACACATCCATATTGTTTTGCTCTGCCTTCCAGTGGTATGTCCAAATAGAGGCTTAAAAGGGATAACGGACAAAACTTCTGAAGCTTTTATCTCACTTTCGTTCCATTTGAAAATGAGCGTTCCATTAGGTTTCAAGACGCGCATACACTCGGCAAATCCGTCGTGTATAAGTGATTTCCAATCTTTTGGCAGTTTACCGTATTTCTTAGCCATCCATGAGGTTTCACCAAGTGTTTTTAGATGCGGTGGGTCAAACACCACCATATAAAAAGAATTATCCTCAAACGGCAAATTAGTAAAATCGGCTATTACATCCGGTTTTACATCTATAGTTCTGATTCTATCTTTGTCCTTAGCTGTAAGTGTTTCTGAACGCTTGTCTACAAATAAAACCAAAGGGTTATGCTTGTCAAACCAAAACATTCTACTGCCACAACAAGCATCTAATATAAGTTTATCGCTTTCCATTGTTATTCCTCCTTATCTGTCTTAATGTCTGTTACTTTGCCACGATTGATAAAATACTTACAATCAATAAACCAGCAAATTATCTCAGCACTACGATTCTCTAATTCATCACATTCTTTACGAAGAGAACATACACTACAAGAACTAACGTTACTATAATTCACAGCTTCATGCAGAATTCCGTCTATTATTATTCCGTTCTTTACTTCCATAATCAAATACAATTAGGGCATTCAGCCGATTTATTACCTTTATTGTCTGTATATACACAAACATTTTCTCCTTTTGAAGAAATTTTGTCAACCATGCAGCCGCACTTCGTACACTTTTTATGCGCATTGTTAGGGTTGTTTATCCATCTATGCCCTTTTCTGTTTTCTGCACCTAACTTTGTTCCTCTATTAAATCCCATAATCAAATTCCTTTTCCGTAAACTTTTACAAACTCGCTGACATCCATATAGTCTATACCAAAATTCTCGGCCGTTTTCTTGTCACTGTCCGAAAATTGCCCTTCAAGACCGCTTGCATCACCAATCATCAAACAATCTTTTTCACTTAAACCAGCATTCCATGATTTATAGTTGTTAAAAAGTCTTTCAAGCATTCCAGTATTAGGCTTTCTCATAGGGTTTCTTCTGTCATTGCTTTCACAATACATAAAACGCGTATCAATGCCGCAATAATCCATTATACTGTCATTCACGTACTTACATTTTACATAAATAGATAATTGCAACACCAACCCTTTTTCTATCCCTCCTTGGTTTGTCACGATAAAAATTACTTTGGGATTCAAATTCTTTATTGCATCCAGGACATCAAACTTAAATTTCATATCCCATATACCCTTCGGGAACGTCTCACCGCTTGCAGTTTCTATTAACGTCCCGTCCATATCACAAAATAAAACCTTGTACTTTTTCATTTCTCGTTCCTTTATTTATTTAATCTTTATCTTCATATCGAACAATTTTATGTTTCTTGCAAAATCTGATTGAATACCTCACTGCCTTTCGTATGTCTTCATACTCCTTTGTACTGTACACGTTGTATGTACGGAGTTTTCGCATAATTTCCTCTTCTATAAAAGGAAGAACTTCTTTCTCAAACCTACTCATTTCCTATGTGTTTTACGGTTCTTGTTTCTCTTCCTGCGTTTCGCAATCTGCTTGTTTGTACATCTATCATCTTTTGGACGATATTTTCTCATTTTAGGTTCATCACATGGTTCTAAAGGAGAAGTATCACCATACGGATTATAAATATCATAACGAGTATTATCGTTCCAAGAAATTTCGTCCTGCATATTTTACCCCTCTTTCTTTTTAAGACTTATATCAATTGACAACCTATCGGCAATTTCTTCCTTAATTATCTCCCTGCACAAATTCCTTATCATAGAGTAATCACCATGTCTTTGTATCTCGTTGGAAACCATACAACGAACCCACCTCTCTATATCAACGTCATTCCCGTAGGTGTTTTGAAAGATACGTTTAACCTCCTCTTTCACAATTGGAATCATAATTTCCTTTATATCCTCTTTAGTCAACTTTAATTCGTTGTGGATATAGTTCTTTACTTCCCTGTATCTATATTTACTCATAATATCTAAACCTCCACTTTTGTATAATTACTAAATTTACAATAAAGATATTTGCTTGAAAACCATCCTAAATGGCTTTTATCATTGACATATTTACAATAGGTTTCCCATTTATCCTTATGAACAATCTCGTACATTACGCCTTTGTACATAAACACATCTCCTTCTTGTAAATTTGAAATCTTAATTGTTGTCATATTAACCCAATCCTCTTTAATCTTTTTCTAAAATTCTTTTCATTCAAAGCTTGTTCATAATAGCAATCCGGTTCAATAACTACTTTATTTTTCATTATAGATTTCCCGTTTAATACAATTGAAACTTCGTTGGTAATAGAAACTCTCTTTATCTCTTTCGTTTTCAGATTAAATGAAAATAGAATATGACCCGGAATCTTTTTCTTCTTATCCGTCAATTTATATTCATGCTGTTTCTTTTGAACATATTCTACCTGGTTTTTAGATAGACCACCCTTTGTTAAATCCGGAACTATTTCCATATCAATAACTATTTAAAATATTCAACAATTCTTTCGCTCTCTTATAGGTATCAAAGCCCTTTACATTCACCCATTCGGATGAAATACGTTTGTCTTTTCTGACTTGTACGCAATACACGACTATCGGAATACAGCCGCTATACCCTATTTCTTTCACAATCCTATATCTTTCCATGTCAAATACAATTTCTCATAAAAGTTCCCCTATCAAGCATACCGTTTTCTGATTCTTCTACCAAGTCAAAGAATGTATTAGCATAACAAACATGCTCGTCTATCATTATACATATTCCATCACCGGGATAATATTCACACGAAACATTATTGTCCCAATCTATATGTTTTTGTGCTTCTTTGGCTACACAGTCACAAGCAAGCATATACTCTATATATTTATTGGCAGCTTTCCTTATTTTGTCAAATATATTTCCTTTCATTTCTTTGTCTCCTTCTTTATCTTTTCATAGCACTCTTTACAAAAAACAAACACCTTTCCGTTATTGATTTTAACTTTAAAACCATCTCTCCTTAAATCAGTGCAAGTAGGTTTTAATTCTGCATAATGATTTAAACCAGTTCCACACAAATCACACGAAACTTCATACCATTTCTTTATCATTTTCAATCTCCTTTCTACTACTCAATACATAAAACAATTCCCCTACGTATCATATCTTCTAACTCTCTTTCAGAAAACTCATTGAATGAATGTTTTTCCATAGTGCAGAAATGATACCTTACAGATTGCTTTTCATAATTGATATTTTTATGATAATCAATCATTACATCACTTATAACCGTTTCGATAATCTTACCGTTTATAACAAAAGAAAAACGTGTTCCGACATCATAACACACCTTCTTAAACAAAAGAACTTTCCTTTCATCCATTTTATTTCAATTTTTCTTCAAGTTCAGCAATTATACAATCTGCATCACCGCCATGTACCCAGTTATCCAGTACAGAGGACAAGGCTTCGATAGCTTTCTCCTTCTGCCATTCGGCACCGGATTTAAATACGTCTATTATTCTCGGTCTAAACATGTCTTTTGCCAAATGAATCTTATATCTTTCGTAATATTCTTTTGCAGCTTCTTCTACTGTCTGTTTCATTTCTTACCCTCCTTATCAAATTCGGATAATGCCTGCTCGTACTCTTCGAGTTTTTTCAAAGCATAATCCCTCTTATAAGTGATTATATCGCGTGTTGTATAGTCTATATAAAATCGGTCTATAATACTCTTAACATAAAACCTTTCTGGTTCTTCGCAATGATTAAGTAGAATTACGTAATTCGTGTTTCTTGGATGGAAACATAGGAATCTGTAATAATTTACCTTACCATTCAAACAGAACTCAATCAGTTTTTCGTCTGTCTTTAAGTTTTCAATATCTTTTATGTCTCTTATTGGTTTCATATCAATAACTTTTGGTTTTCTTGTATCTGCCACATTTCTTGCAGACGTAATATCTGGCGATATATTTATTGCATCCTAACTCATCCCATGCCGTAACCTTCCTTTCATACATCAGCTCCCATTCATGCCGACAGAACCATTTCTTTATAATAGCAATCAGATTCATACCTCAAAACAATATTTTAAAGTTCTTTCCTTTCAATGTCGGCAATCTCTCTTCTACAAACTTCCTTAACTCTTCCTCCTCGATAGGAAACAAAGGATTATACTTGTACTTGAACGTATGAATGTATTGCTCATTCAACATCACATCAAAAATTAGTGTTTTCATCAAAACATATCGTTATTAGATGGACTATACTTTTTGTACTCTTCAAAAGCAAGCTCCAGAACATCATCTTTACTTATATGTTCCAAAACAACATCTTTCTCTGTATATACTAAATATCTCTCTCCAAATAAATCCCTCCATTTTCTTTTTCCTCGCTCTCTTTGCTGTAATTTGAACCTATACTTTGCCGGACGGTTCCATTCCATAGACAAAGTGCATGTCAGCTTGTATTCCACGTCCTCCTTTTTAATAATCTTTTCTGTCATAACCTCTTTTATATTAAAAATAACTTTCCATCCACAACACGGCTTCTTCTATGGTGCCTACCTTCTTGAACTTCTTTGTGACACAACGCTGCATGTATTCACAGCATATGTTTTCTTCATCATCAAAGTAGATGTTATATGCCCCGTTATCATCAGCCCCGGTACATGCTATTCCAAGCTCAAGGGCATTTTGCACCTTTTCCGGTTCGGTTGAAAAATAGGCATAAACCTTTCCACCCTTTACACCCATCAATCCGTTAAGTTCTACAATGTTGTTCATTATTAAGATAATATTTTATTATGTCTACCCCGATTAAAAAAGGGAGTTTTTAACGCTCCCTTATCAATCACACCACAAAGATAATATTATATTATGACATACGCAATAGC